GACCTAAACCCCTGCAGCCGCTCCGAGCGCCGCGCCTGCACCTTCAAGTACCGGCCTGTAAAGCGGCGAAGTTGCCCGGAGTCCTTTTTTTGTGGCGTCTTCGAGCTGCGCTGTATCTTCAAGTCCTATTCCGGCGTAGTTTTCGAGGTCTGCGGGGTTTAGGTCGGGTTCTGGCTTTTGCGGCATCTGCGGCGCTGGCTGATCTTGCATGCCCTGGGGTTGCGCTGATTGCGGCATTTCGGGCTGTGGGGTAGGCGTAGGCGCTTGAGGCTCAACGTCAGGCTGCGCACTCCCATATTTCTTCCTGATTCCAGCAACAGCCGTAGCTCTTTCGGTTTCAGGTAGAGCCGCAAAATCAGGATCGATTTTCATCAATACCTTGGTCATTTCAGCTTCAGGCAGGGCGTGAAATTCAGGGTCTTTGACAACTTCAAAAACTGATGGGTAAGCCATTTACTTAGTCCTCGAATTTTTGGAGGTAGCTGCTGGCGTCCGTTTTTGGGATTGCTTGTGGGTTGTCTTGACCGGCTTCGCGCATACGCTTGCGGGTGTCTTCGAGTTGATCCTTGACGCTTTTGAGCCGCATATTACCTGCGTTCTTTGTTTCCTCAAGGAGTTTAAGCATGTCTCCAAGGCTTAGATTCTTGTCGTGAATTTTGGCCCATCGCTCTTGAGCACCAACCGACAATTCGGCCACAGATCCGGTTGAGCCTGTTGCAAGCTTGCCGATTTCAGATTCGATTTCAGCCAAGTACATATCATATTTGGCTTGCTCTGCGCTTCCGGCGAGTCTACCGCGCACCATGCGAAGCGGCACGTTAAGAAGTCTCGTATCAAAGGCACTGAGTTCCTTGGATAACTCTTTGACCTTATCGACCTGCTGCGAAAGGTTGTTGACAAAGCTACCCATAGAGCCGAGTTGTTTTTCTTGTTGGGCGATAGAGCCCTTGAGCCCTGCCATGGTCGCTTGGCCTTCAAGAACGGTCGCCGCGCCTTTTGCGCCGCCCAATTCCGCGGACTTTTTCAATATCTTCATTCTGAGAGGGCTTTTACCCATGCCGAGGGCTGGCATAACGCCCTTCAGGTTGTACATGTTGGCGTGGTAGGTTATTTCTTCGTCGGTCATTTCGTCTGCCGGGTCGCCTTCGCCAAATACCGATGGACGGGCGCCCTTGGGTTCTTCTGCTGTGGTTCCGTCTGAGTAATAAATTCTGACTTTATCGCCAAGATCGATTTGACTCTCCACTCTCTTACCGCGCTTTTCGGGACCACTCGCAATGAGTGTACCTGATGCGTCGAAGCGCTTTTGCCCCTCTCCGAGCGTAAAGCCTTCGCCCGCTACTTGCTGCCGCAATGAATTAAGCATTGCCTTACCCTGCGCCATGGCCTGTGGGTCGAATCTTTCGGGGGTGCGCTGCACAATGGTCTGAAAAAACTTTCCCTGTCCCATCGGCGTCTGCGCGATATGCCCAAGGAAAGACCGATAGGCTTGATGGCTTTGCTCATCATTTACCGAGTCCAGCGCCCTCTCGATGGTTTCGGCCTGGATTCCGAGAAGTTTCATCTCGCTTGCTTGGCCTTCTCGGGCATCGTTTCTTTCGTAAAGCGCGTTCTGCCGGTCCATCTGCTGTTGGCGTTGCCTAAAGTCTGCCGCGTTAGATAATGCCTGCTGACCCTGATAAAAGCCGCCCCAAGGATTAACAAAGCCATCTGTCATGGTCTTACCCTTTCAGTTTTTCGCCGTCGATCCAGCCCTTCATAATGCCCTCATTTATAATATTGGCCGTAACGATATTTTCTACCGCTCCGGTTTTGGCCTTGTAGAAGGGCGGGCAAGCAATATCGAATAAGTCTACGTTGTAAACATCGTACCAACTGACCAGCATGTAATAGATTCCACCGAGTTGCATGTTGAAAAAGCTCGTCTTATTGGGCCGCCACCAGATAGGCTTTGCACCGTGCTTTTCGAGGCGCTTGACCATATCGGATGTGAATATCTTTGACTTGGCTTTGTTCTCTGCCCATAGGTTAGTGGCGGCCTTGATCCTTACTGACTCGATGGCGTCTTTGTTGGCTTCACAATAGGCAAGGATGCCATCAATTTGTGAAAGGTCGTCTATCACAAAGAGCAGGGATTCGAGTTTGATTCCGTTTTGTTTGAAGGCTTCGACTACATTATAGTCTGCTCCGTTCGATTCTGGGTGCATTGAAAGGTTGATGGAAATCGTTCTGTGATCGTTTCCAAGAAGCGGTATCAAATCTTCGAGGTGATCGACAAGCTTTGTTCCGTTGGTCAAAAGCTCAACCGGAGCAATCGCTTTGACAGCCTTGACGATTTCAACAAGATCGCTCCGAAGTGTAGGCTCTCCTCCGGTCAAGATGATCGGTCCCATTGGCGCATGAACAGTTGCTTCTGAAATGATTGACTCAAGCGTTCGATCTTTGCTTTGCTGGTCAACACCGTAATAGCAGTAGGCGCATTTCAGGTTGCATCTTTTTGTTACGTCCAGAAAATACCCTGGATAGAAGAAGGGCGCTCTGGCATTGAGGCATTGGAGATAAAACCCGACATCGCTTTCAACCGATTCGGCAAAGTGGCCGTGTATGTCGCATCTCTTTTCCATAACCACAACGCCGTTTAGAATCCCCACCTCTGCCGGTATTCTCTTGTAACAAGTCGGACAAAACGAGACTGTTTTCCTAATTACTTGCATGTCCCCCCCTTAATGAAAAACTGCTCAAAATGTTCAAACCCTCGCTTCTTATACAACCTGTCAACCCCTTCCTTGATAGGCGTATTGATTGATATCATTACTACCTTATTTGCACCTTTTTTAAAAGACTCCTTTTCGAATTTATCTATCAGCCTGATACTGTTCATCCCCCTGTATTCTTCGTCCACCCAATAGAAAAGTTCAATCATCAGCTTGATGCTGCGGTTATATCCCCAAGTACTGAGTCTTCCAGCAATCCCGCCCCGGACTTTGCCGCAAGGATCGTCTTTCAGCAAAATGACCAGCCCGGCTTCGTCCAGAATATAACCGGACAAAACCATATCCTTGAAGTCTTCACGGTTTAAGGGCATGCCTTGAGATTCATAGTCGGCATAGCTGAAAAACCTTTCGGCGCAATCCGCTATGCCTTCTATGTCAAATCTTGTGGCCGGAACGATTATCATCCCCATGCCCCCGGTGTGTAGCTGCTTGACATGCCCTGGCCCATGCCGCCCATAAAACTTCCACCGCCGTACCCGGTTGATCCACCGTAGAACCCACCAGAACCGCCACCGTAATATGATTGTTGCTGTGGGGCAAATTGCATGTAATTAGCCGCCATATTTCCGCTGACCCCGCCGAGCCCTGACCACATCGCGGCATTTGCTTGTCCGGCCTGCATCGCAGCATTGGCCTGTGCGTTTCCGGCATAAAGGGCATTTTGGCCCATTTGCTGCCCGGTTGCCATTGAGTTCTGGCCAGCCGAACCAGCGGCCCCTGTCCCGATCTTTGAAAGGTCAAGATTCTGATTATAAACTTGACCGTACAAGGCATTTCCCAATCCGTAAGCTGCTCCCAGGCGGCTAAGTGCCGTGTCCTGATTCCCCTGTAACCCGCTATAAAGCGAGTTCTGCTGATTCAAAAGACGATTGTAGAGCGTATCGCCTCTTTGGGCCTGCATCTGGTATTCACTCATGGCCTTTTGGGTCATGTAGTCGCGCTCGGCCACCTGGCGGGCATACTGCTTATCGATGTCTTCGGCCGCAACACCCATAGCCGTATCTGAAAGGGTGTTGACTCCTGCGCGACTGTCGAGCAACCCCTGTTTGGCCAAAGATGCTCTTGCGGCGTCCTGGGCCTGCTTCAGTTTGTATTGATAGATCGGATCGGACTCGTTCCAGTTGAAATCAACTCTACCTTCAAGCGTCGGCGTCAGCGGCGATAACACGCCACCTTGGGTCAGGCTTGCGTTTTGCGTGGGCGTGTAATTGGCGCCACTCATGGAGTTAACATTCAAGGCATTCGGGCTCGCGCTGGCCGTTAGCACGTTTTGCATCGTCGTGTTGTTTGCGGTTCTCGTGTCTGCCGATAGCTTTTCCTTAACTGCTGTATCCCATTCGAGCCGATTTGCTGCTTGCTCGTCGGTTGTTTTCTGCTGAGTAGTTGCTTGAGTAGGGTTTCCCTGCAAGTACTGCAATATGGCGTTGTTGATATTGGCCTGGTTTCCGCTGGTGTTGCTTCCGGCATCGCTTGTAAATGCATTCTGCTGCATCTGGATCTGTGATTGAAGGTTCGCAAGTGACGTATTGGTAGGCGCTGGAGAGGATGCCTGTTTGTAAAATTGGTTTTGAGTCGTTGCGCGTGGAGTTGTTGCCTGCGCCTGATAGTAGCTCGGAACTTGGTAGGTGCCTTTATTGACAGAGTAGAGCGCGTTAGAATCTCCCGGCGTGTAATCTCCACCGATCTGACCAGTTACAGGGTCAACCGTAAAAGCCCGGGGGTCGTACTGCGCCACTCCAAGACCCTGCATATAGTTGTTATATGCTGGAATTACGGTTTCCTGAAGGTACTTTGGCATTTGCGTTTGAAGGCTCGAAATGCCCTGATACCCTGCGTCAAGATAGGGTGCCCAATCTTTTTGAGACTGTTCCCACATCTTCAACATAGCATCGGTTGAAATTTGCGCGGCCTGCACTTGGGCATTGGCCCCTGTTTTTGCGGCATCTTTTTGCGCATCGCTTCCAACTATCGCCCCAACAACACCGGATACAGCACTCATGATTTACCTCACTTAGTCGTCAAGCCCCTGATTATGGCCAATAAAGCGTTGTAATCAGCAACAATTCCTGCGACATCAACGGCTGTGCTGTCAGCCGGGCAGTTACCTATGAGCTTGTTCCATAGGGCGGCGTTTTGCTTTGAGTATTCCCTGCGGCCTTGTTCTGTGTCGGCGTTGGGAGATAGTACCTTTTTCTCTGCCATTATGCGCCCCTCATGTCTTCTTGGATGCTGACTAGGATTATGGGCGAATCATCGGTTATGGCCCATTCGTATTGACGGGTGTAGTATTGACCGCAAGGCCCGATCCTCTTTCGGTAGTCGGTTGAGCCGGTCGCTCCGAGCGTAATGGTTCTTTCGGTCTTCCAGCTTGTTCCTGGGTTGTCTCGCCACTTGAAGGTCAATGTGGCTATATCCGCAGATAGTTGGTTAGAGTCGCGTTTACAGTAGAACATATACCGAAGGGCGGTCTTTCGGATGTCCGGGGCTCCGTGGTGAACCATTGGGGTTCTGCCCATACTGCGCATGATCTGGCCGTCATCCTGGTAGGTCGATGAGTCGAGCTTAAAGACCTTGCCAGAGGACCGATCCCCAGCGAGCGATAGGTTCCATTTGGTAGCTATGCAAAAATGCTGCCCCTTGAATCGGTTATATAGGGCTGTCACGGTATTCCATGAGCCGAGTTCAAACCAATAGGCCCCATTCAAATCAAGGCATAAGGTTTTGTCTTCGGTTGGGAAGCTCAAAATGTACTGAGGTCTGCCGTCAAAGTATGCGATCCCTCCGATGGCGTCGGATACCGAAGAAAAGCCTTGAATGTATTTGTTCGCTGTTAAGGCGATGGGCTCCACGCTTCGCCCGCCGCTGGACATTGCAACAATCTGGCGCTGATGGTCGAGCCATAACCATACCCCTCGGCCACTGAAAAACACGGCTGAATGGGGCGCTGAGATCCCGCTTTCAACGGTGTATTGAGACTCTTTGACGAACGGGGTTACTCCGTCGTTTCTGTGGCCTTCTGTCGAGACTTTACCGAAAAGCTCTATTTTATCCTGGGCAACCCCAAGGGCCGACAGCAGGTCGGGATAGGTCGAGGCCGATGCCCAATTCGATTGCCAATCTTCCGGGGCGTCCACTTGTGCCCACCAATATCTTTCTGATCCGGATTCAAGGGCCAAGAGATATTTATCGAGAACGGCGACATGGGAAACCGTCGTAGGGGCGTCGGCGTCCGCGATATATTCGGTGGTTCCAGAGGATTTAATTTCAACTATCCGGCCACCATTTGCGGCGTAAAGCGAGGTTCCGAAGTCGGCAAAATAGACTTTTTCGCCAACTTCGAAAGTATCCCCGGTAACATCTGAGAAAGTGCCGTTCTGGTCAGTGATTTTGTAGCAATTTCCGTTGCTGATTGCGATTACACACTCTTGCCGGTCCCACCAATAAAGGCCGTCGATTCCAGCGCCGGAGAGGGTATCGACCCACGCCAAAAGACCGGGCCGACGAACCACGTTGCCGTTAGAGTCAAGAAAGGCATCGACCAGGGCCGCTCCGTGAGTGGTCAGGCCGATTTCATCTATGTCTTTGTTTGCGCCTATATTTATTGGGAGTGCCTTGATTGTCATTTTTTTACCTTGACACGTATGCCTGATGTATGCCTATCATATGCCCAACCAACACAGGAGGTCCGTATGAAACGAATCAGTGTTTTTTTGCCGGAACCGTTTATCGTTGCCCTGGAAAAGCTTGCCGCAAAGAAGGGATCGAACGTGTCTCAGTTGATCCGTGACGCTATTCATGCGTTTTTGAAGGCTGCCGGGGCGCTGTATGTTCTGCTTGTGATCGGGTGCGCACAGAGTCCATCCGAAAGCGAAGAGTATTCTGAAAGAATCCGCGAATGGCAGACAAGGGAACAGGCGAGCCCGGAGATTGTTACGCAGTGTCCCGAAGCTATAGATATCGTCGCAGATATCGGTAGCGTGCTCAACGAAGCTGCCTTTGGCTTTAGATACCGCACAGAAAAAGGGAATTACTGGAAGACATCTTTTGAGGCGATAAGAGATGGTTTTGGCGACTGCGAAGACTCCGCCGCCATAGCATATAGAGTTATAAGCGATTCTTGCCTTGTAGCGAGATATGGGCTTGATGTCAGAATGAGGGCGGTCGATATTGAAGACTCTGACGATAACCACGTTATAGCCATAGCTTATACAGATTCCGGCGAGTTTGTAGAAATAAGTAATTTGTTTGCAAAAATCGGAGAAAGCGATAGACGCGTTATCGCAGAATTTACTGAATCTGAAATTTATTAGAACCATACCGCTATTCTATTGCTCTGCGTTTTGAGTTTTAATTTTTACCGTAGCTCACCAGCCTCATATGGGAATAATTGCTACCCGTGTACGATGATGTCCAATATGTATCGAATCGACCCGAACTATCGAGTGGTATAGTTGCCTCAGATGAATTTGACGACACATTACCGCCAGCAGAATCAGTAAATGAATCTATATCAATTATGTCTGTGTAATTGTCGGCAGCACCAACTGTCCCTGTTTTTCTCGCATAGGCCTGGAAAGTCACGCTGGAAGATACCGGCCCGCCGTTTGCCACGGCCTTTACATAGACCCTAATCCAACTAGACCCTGCGGGAACGCTATCAAGAGCTGTCCAGATATTGGCTGCCCCAGAACCTGTCGGGCCAACACTTTCCCACGCATTTTCTGCTACCGAGGTTGTCAAGGTAAATAGCGCGGAACTGATGGCGGGATACCCACTGGCATGCGTTACTGCCGTTTCTCCACCTACATCTACGCCGCCGATCTGCAAGCCAACCGGAAAATTAGCTACGCCATCTGCGCCTAATTCAAGCGAAGACAGGCCAGTATTATGATCGAAAACAATATTTCTAGGGCTAGTGGCATGGTCTTTGCTGTAAATACGTATTCCGGCAGAGTCGCCTGATAAATCATATGGTCCAGCCCTGAGCCTAAGTTCGTCACGATCAACGTGATCGGTCCTTATTATCGCCACGTCTGTAACGCTGACGCTATTTCCCACCTCTAACTGGCCGCCAGTTACCGAAAGGCCATCCGTAAAGGTCTTGCCTGATAGATTCTCTGTACCGTCAAGCGTCACAAGGTTGTTTATGTCTGCTGCCGTTCTCGTGACGGCATGCAGCTTGGCAAAGTCGGCGGCAACAGCGCCTTGGTCGTGAAGTTGATTTACTTCTGTTGCTGTGGTTGTCTGTAGTGTCCCGCCGATTGACAATGCGTCTACATCGGTAGCCGTGCTGTTGATTACAACCCGATCAACGCCAGCGGTCTTGATCCGCACTTCGTCAACGTCTGCCGTGCGCTCAACCTCAATACCTGTGTCGCCATCTGAATCAAGCGTTGCAGACCTGATTCCGGCAATCCGAAGCGCTGTCCCGGAAGCATTGGGAACCACTTCAATGATTGTTCCAACTGAGGTAAACGCATAGTTCGCTGCGCCTTCAATGAGTTCTGCGCCAGAGGGATCAAGCGTAATGGCGTTAGCGCCTGATATGTGCATAATCTTTAAAGGGGAAACCCACGAAGAAACAGCCAGGAGATTGATTGTTACCGCGCCCGCCGTGGTATCGACTTCTAAAAAGTCGTCATCGCTGGTCTGCGAGGTCGTAGACGATACGGCCCGATTGTAATAATTTGGGTGCCGAACCTTTACGTTATCCCGCGGGAATCCAGAAACCTGCGCGCCGTCAACGTCGAGCACGTTGATTTTGTAAACGCCGTCGCCGTAGAGTTGGGCGGTTCCGATAGCCGAAAGCGTGTAGGACGTGAAAGGATTGGTCTTTTCTTTTTCGGTCCATACGTTCTTTGGCGTGGTGGTTCCGGCTGAATAGAAATAGGCCGTGCCGCCGTTGACCAATTGCCCGGTTGAGGCGTCCCTGATTCCGGCCAAAAGTATTTCAATCTGGACTGCGCGAGTGCTCATTTAGTCATCCGTTCCGCTGAAAAGCCAATCACTGTTTGATCCGGCAGAGAAGGGCAGGGAGTTAGCAACAGGAACGCGCATTGACATATTCCTTCGCGCTATCGTCTGCCATGCACTGTTTGCGTCGGCCCATAGGCTTTGTTCAACTTGGGTTCCGTGCATCCTTGCAAGTTTGGCGGCAAGAATCGTTACCAGAGCGTCTTCGTATTCTGCCGGTAGGCTAATGGTGGTCCCAATCAATAGGGTACTGTGCAGGTCTTTTTCACTTTCGAGAAAGACCGTATAAATGCCATTCGGAACAGGATCGAGGTAAATGACTCCGACCGGATAAACAGGGTCATAAAACAACGCATAGGGCTGACTCTGAAGCGCTTTGTCAGCTATCCCGTTGTAGTCTTTTTCTGAAATGATCTCTAATGGATAGTCTTGATTGCTGGAGTCCCGAACATACGCGCTCTTGATTTTCTTTGCTCGCTCGGAGGACGCCGTTCCACCAGATCCCATGGTGTAAGAAACTTGGCCTGCGGTTGTAGAAAATGACTCGCTGGTTGAGTACGGCAGAATAATGTTCTGAGTTGAGAGCCGCGCAATGATCCGATTGAGGAACCGCAGGCCAAGCGTCGATTGATTTCCGTCTGGACCGTCTACAGGGTCAACGACTTGCGATTCTATGTAGGCGTCCGTTACAATGGTTTGGGCGGTAGCCATGGCGTTAATCCTTGATGAACTTCAGTTGGACCTTTTTAATGGGGAAGGGCTCTTTGGCTTTTTTGGCCTTCTTGATGAACTCGCGCTCGGCGTAGTTGGGAGCGCCTACGGTGAAGAGGATTTCAGCGATACGGCTACGCTTATCAATCTTGCTCTTGAATCGCTTCCTGGTAGCTTTGACCGTCAGTTTGGGACTGATATACTTCGTCGCCTTGACCGCGCCGTGATACAGAATGCACTCCGATAGTTCCTTAAAAACCATGCTTTGACCTAAAAAGTCTTGCGCCATAACTACCCCTCCTTGTTCGACTCGATAAACTCGTTGATTTTCAGGCGCATATCTTTGACGGTCATTGAGTCCGTAAACTCAAGACCGATGCCTTTGCCGAAGTCGATAAGCTCTGCGCTGTTCATGGTAGATGGATACTTTTTGGCCTTGGGCTTTACAGGCTCTGCTTTTTCAGTCCCGGTTCCATCGTCCAGGGCTTCCCACATTTTACTGGTCCGCGGATCGTCAAAGGCGGGAGAATCGTACCAGCCTTTGGTGATAACCTCTCCCTTCTCGAAAATCTTGGCCGCTTCGGTCTTGCTGTACATCCATCTCCGGTTATCGTTGTAAGCTGCCATTAAACCCCCTTATGTCGCTCCCGGTGCCCATTCATGAGCCTGTCAATGTATTTGTAGTTGACGCCCTTTATGGTAGGCCGAAAGCGGTTCGTGCGTTCGATTGTTCTAGTCTTGGTTTCTGGTAGGATCAGGTCCATGCTTTCGCAAAGGTCGTAAATGCCAGTTCCTGGAATTGGGGTAAAATAGAACGGGCTCGGATGCTCTGGGTTGATTTTCTCAATCATGTTAATGGTTGCAAGGGCCTCGTCTTCGGTTTCGGTCGGAAGGCCGAGCATGTAAGTCCCGAATACTTTTATGCCGTTGGCCTTGCAGATTCTTGCCGCCTCAATGTTCTGCTCTACGGTCGTACCTTTTTTGATGAGGTCCAGAATCCGCTGGCTTCCGCTTTCAAGGCCGATCACGAACCAGGTAACGCCGATGCTTGCCAAGCGCTCAATCATGCCAGGGTTGCGGCATATGATATCGGCTCGGCTACAAGCGACAATCGGGGTCCCGATCCTGGCCTTCTCGTACAGGTCGCAAAACTCCTCAATCCACTTTACTCTGAACGTGAAGGTATCGTCCCAAAAGGTAATACTCTTATAGTGAAACCTTCCTTTGAGGTAGGACAGCTCGGCCACTACGTTTTCTGGGCTTCGCAGTCGATACGGATTGCCGAAAACAGCGTTTTCTGCGGGCTGGCAATACGAGCAGGAAAACGGACAGCCACGGCCCGCCAGCATGGTAACCGACGGCAGGGCTTGATCCGGCGTGAAGTTGCAGGACAACTCCCGCTTGTAGTCAAATAGTTCACGGTCTACCCATGGGATAGCGCCAAGGTCCGGTTTGGCTCCACGGTATATTTTGGGAAGTTCTTGACCGGCCTCGATCATCTTTAACAGGTCAACGAAAGCTATTTCACCTTCGCCTTGAACTACCGAGTCGATAGCGGCAAAGTCGTACTGGCCAGGGAAGATTGAAGGATGGATTCCACCGACTATGATCTTACAGTTCGGCACGGTTCTTTTCAGGACAAGCACGGCACGCATGCAGTGCCAATGGTCAACGGCTGATACCGATATGCCGTAAACATCGGCGGGATTGGCCTTGACCTTGGCTTCGAATTGCGACCAATCGGAAAGATGACGAAGGTCAATCAGGTCAACGTCATAGCCTGCGGCTTTGGCCGCTGCTCCTACCGAGGCGCATCCGTGGCCGATCCAAGAGCCTTCGCGGTCTCCATAGGGCCTGTCTGCGTTCATTCCAGCGACACCAACATGACAAAAAATCAGGGTTACTCGCATCAAGCCCCCTTCTCGAATTTGGCGTTGATGTCTTTCACTTTCTGAAGATTGTTCGACATTTCCGACAACATTCTTTCGGTGTCTTCTTCGGTTGCGCCTACACTGGCTTCGATTGCAGCCTTTGCAGATGCCGCCAAGAGGTGGTCCTGGAAGTTTCCTTTCCAGGCCTTGATTCCGTAGTGCTCGATTTCAATATTCGGCTCACACCAGATAGCGCCTCCCATCTCCTTAAAGCGCTGCTGGAAATACACATCTTCCCCGATGCGATTGCCGCCGACCTTTCCGCCAGACTGAAGCCTCATAACAAGGGCCACAAGTTCGTCATGGCTAAAGCCTTCTATTTTATCTTTAGGCATGTGCTTGTGTTCTGTTTCGATTGAACACTTGAACGCCTCAAGGATCTCTTCCTTTGATTGCGGGTCAACGTACGAATCAAGATTTGGGCGCGTTCGCTCGAATGCTTCGCGGCTGTATATGACGAAACCGCCAGGGGCGACTTCCATTTCAATCAGGCGGCTACCATGGATTTCTTTGCCCATGACATACCCGTCTTCAGAGCGTTTTTCGATCCCTCCGAAAAAGTCCCACATGTTTTTGCACGGGTACAATCCACAGACCATTTCACAGCCTGGAATCATGGCGGCCTTGACGAGTCTGCCGAAGCCTGAAACGTCCCACGCTTCATCTGAATCTATAATCATTATGTGGGTATGGTTGCTTTTTAGGAACTCATGGACCAATGCGTTTTTGGCGCGGTCAACGTATGAATCCCCGCTAATTTGCTGGTACGACCAATTCAACCCGGCCTGATTAAGCAGCCTGATAGAATTCACAAGGCTTGTGACGTATGGGCTATACGCACGCACCTCATAAAATGCAGAACTGATCAGTATGCTGAACTTCTTCTTTTCCATTTTTACCAACCCCTCCCAGTATGTTGTTTAATGGGGGCCGGAGCCCCCATGTTGTACTAAGCACCAAGCCCCAAATTTGCAGCCAGCTTCAGAAGTTCATCAACGGCGATGATTAGTTGGTTGGCCTGGGTGCTGGTAGAAAAGCCCCATTTTGTTGTGGTGGTGGAAATTGCAACGGTCGTTGCGATGGTGGTAACTGTGAGCGACTGTTGAACTGTGGGGGTGGCCCCGAAAAAAGCGATTTTCTCGCTTGAAGTAAGGCCGAGACACGCGCCGTCCGGCTGATTGGTGCCGATATATTCTACTGACATGATTTTATCTCCTTTTTAAACGTTATTTACTTAACCCCGAACACATGATACTGTTTTCTTTAAAGTGAAATAAACCTAATTTGGAGATCGCAAAATGAAACCAAAAAATAACCTTGATAGATGGGAAACAGGACTTGTTAGTATTGGCGACAGGTACGGCAGGTACACCGTGCTGTCTACGTACCGACAAGCAGAAAAACCATATAGATATATGGCGCTTTGCCGATGCGATTGCGGGAAAGACCCTTCTTTCGTTCGCGTAGACCATCTCAGAAGCGGGCACACACAAAGCTGTGGATGCTTTCATATAGAACAAATTACAACACATGGGGAATGGAGGAACCCGCTTTTTAATGTGTGGCGCGGCATAATGTCTCGTTGCTACAATCCTTTCGACAAAAGATTCTCCCGGTATGGCGGCAGGGGCATATCTGTTTGCAGTGAATGGCACAGCGTTAATGCCTTTATAGATGACATGGCCGAAGGATATTCCCCAGAACTCCAGATAGACCGAACTAACAACGACGGAAATTATGAAAAAAGCAATTGCCGATGGGCTACGAGAAGCCAGCAGTCTATCAATAGGAGCGACAGAAAGCGCTACGAATACAATGGAGAGTCGCTCACTCTCTCCGAATGGTCTAAGAAGGTCGGAATAGACACGAAAGTGCTTTGGGACCGCATAAACAGGGGGTGGAGCGCCGAAAAGGCGCTCGTTACCCCGCTTTTTAAAAAGGTTATTTAATGATTTCAACAACATATCATCCCCAAAGTCTACACGCAAGTTCTGGCCGCTGGGCAAGGAAGCCGAAGAAAATGTCGATACGGCACGGATAATTGGCGTTGTTGATGTCGTACTGCCGCAAAATCCGCATGTTGATCCCGTCCACGGCCATCTGAGACTTGAAAGAAACGTCTGCTGGCATTTCCAGGTTCGCGGTGGCGAAAGTGAACGCCTCTGGATGGAAGACCATGTTCTGTGGATAGACCAGGGAGGCCGTACCGATCACGGTGACAGTCGCTTCGCTGACCGGGAAGGCGTCGATGTTCTGAAGCGCTCCGGTGGTGTACATGGCAGGACTTACCGTTACATCGCCCTCTGAGCTGGCGGCTGCGAAAGCAGCGGTTACGACGAACTGCTGAAGGCTCCCGGTGCTCTGCTTGGTCTGGGGGTTGACAGCGTAGACCCCGGCGACCGTGAAGACATCGCCAATGGTCAGGGTCTGGGTGGCAGCGCCGAAGCCGTCAAGGTGGATCGTGGTGGAGCCTTGAGTGGCGTTGGTGGCGCTATCGTCGTCAACCAGGATCGTTCCGGAACGGGTGCCGCAGGTGTGGTTGGGCACGTTCTGGCTCATGAACCATTCGAACCCGAGGGCGTTGCCCATCTTGCCCTTGAGGTACTGTTTTTCGAGGGCAGAAGAGGCGTGGAACAGGGTTGACAAACCGGACACCGTGGAGGCTTGAGCAGCCGGGTTGATGACGGCTACGCGGTCGTCTTCGGGGGTGGCGGTTTCGTTGAGCTTCTGGCCGCCCTGGAGCCAGATGAGGGCCGTGTTGGGCGTGGTGCCGGCGGTGCCGGCGCTGTTGTAAACGGCCTTGTAAGCCTGCGAAAAGTTGTAGCTATCGACCTGGGATGCCAGCGTTTTGATGGCCGGAGAAATGAACCGCTTGGAAAATTCGTTGATGTCCAGGGCGAGGTCTGCGTCCGAAAAGTTCATGTCTACGCCGCGAATCTGGCCGATGACCAGAGACACGCTCTGCTCGTCTTGGTCTTGAGCATTGATCGCCCACGTCGAGCGAACGGTGTACTGATTGGGAAGGCGCACACGCAGGGTAGACCCACGCTTCTGGCCGCCGAACTCGGTTTCTTTGTCGTGCTGTTTATCGATGTTTTTGGTGAAGGGGAGCGCGTTGTGCAGAACCCGTTGGGCTTCTGCCGTGATCGCACTAGGTTTTAAAAAACTTGATGCCATGTTACATTTCCTTTCGTTTTACTCTTGACTTCCTATACCGTTTGCGATTACTTCATCTAAACTCAAACGATTGGAAGGATTCATGATTAGCTTCAAATTTGATGGTATCGATTATCGTTTTTACGACCACCTTTACGCCGTCTCTGCGTCCGGCAAGTTTCTCAGAAACCTTAAACCATACGCTCCTACTATGCGCCCTGACGGGTATCTCTCTGTTGGTAGGGTAAGACTTGCGCACAGAGTGGTAGCTACGTGCTGGGTTGATAATCCGTGTGAAGCAAAGCACGTTCACCATAAAAACGGAGATAAAGCCGATAACCGCGCCGAAAACCTTGAGTGGATTACGCCTAAAGAACATTTCAGCGCAAAACACAAGTCTGCGTTGGGGCATAAGGTTCCCGACTGGCTTAAAGAAAAGCTGAGACAATTGCGCACTGGTTCTAAGTTGAGCGAAGAAACCAAACGCAAGATGAGCGAAACACAAAAACGCATCGGGAACAGACCGCCCCCGAGAAAGAAGGGCGATAAGGCACCAGCAAGCGCAATCCTTAAGATGATTGAACGCAATCCAATGAACAGAGCTTGCGAGGTGTTTGGCGTTCGCTACCGATCCTTTGCCGAAGCCGGAAGGGCTTTGGGTGAAAGATCTCTTAGTTTGCGTAAGCGCTGCTTGTCTCATAATTTCCCAGACTACAAGCTGGTTGAATAGTTATAGCTTGCCCGCATTCCGCGCAGCAATCCACGCCGTAGGGTCTTTCTCCGGGTCAATCTCAGGGATAACTTCAGACTTTCCAGGGTTGGGATTGATAGGCGGCGGGGCCTTTGTGGTTTTCTTTTCAGTGAGTTTTAGCCGTTCTTCAATTTTACCGATCTCGCGTGCCATGGCCCATGGATTGAGCTTAGAGATTCTTTCGGCTTCCTGGATGTTTTTCCCGAGATGGTAGATAACGTCTGAGCCGTTATCTGAGTCCACGATGACCGCTGCCATTTGGAAGGTCAGGATTTGACTAGGAATGGATTGAACCACCTCGTCAAAATCCTTGTACTTTCCCTTGCCGGTTTCGATTGTGGCCTTGCGTTTCTCGTCGAAGGTTTGCTGTTCCTTTTTAACATCGTTCGCCTTTTCGGCCTGCTTTTTGGCCTCTTCTTCTTGTTGGCGTTTGGCGAAGGCTTCAGCTTCCTTCTTTTCGAGCTTCCAATCGGTCAGGGCATCAACGTAGTCTTCGTAGGTCTGGAAATCACCGACAACGGGCTTGGGTTTGGAGAAGTTGACCGGAGGCAGTTCGGCCTGTTTCGGCTTGCGGACTTCTGCGAGCTCGGCTTCGAGTTTGGCGGCGCGTTCTTTTTCCGCTTCGATCTTGGCTTCGGCTTCGTACCGCTTGCGGGTGAGTTCGTCGAACCGCTTTTTGTACCAGGGCTTTTTCTCGGTTTGCTCTTGCTCTGCTCGTTCCTGGGCTTCGAGCTCCTCCTGATTAGGAGTGACGGCTTCTTGGCCGTTTTGTGCGGTGGACTGGTCCGCTGGTGTGGCGTCCGGTGCGGCTGCTGTTGCCTGATCGTGGGTTTCTTCTGACATTTGATTCTCCTGCCCCGCTGTTGCGGTAAGTTCTGACCCGGTTTCCCGGTAAGTTGAAAACAAAAAGGGCTGCCCCTGGATTTCTCCAGAAGCAGCCCCTAAATGGTGGTCTTGCTATTTAAGCTATGTTAGTTGTTACCCAAAAATACTGTTGTATAGCCCCCCAAAATGGCTGTAGCCGTTTGCCTGTCCCATCTGCCCCGAAACATTTGACTGACGAGCGGCATCGTTATAAACCCTCATCTGCTTTTCATAAGCATCGTTAATGCCGTCTTTCGCCAACTTTGAAAGCGCGGCGGCATGCCCCGCCTTATACCCTTCCTGGTAAATCTTGTTGAACTGCTCGGTGCTGACGGTTTCGACCTGAGGCAAGTTCTCATCGTTGCCTGATTGAATGCGCCTTACCATCTGAACAGCTTCGGCGTTAGAAAAGCCTCTGGCCTCTAACGCTTCGATTGTTTTTTCTATGATGGCTTTGTTTGACATACTACTTGGCTTGATATCTCCTGAAAACAATCTTATCCCCGCAAGGGGTAAGTTTCGTGAGGTCTTTCGGCACCAGCTTTGTTTTTCTCGGAACGCGAAACCTTAAAACATCAAACGTCTTGTCTTTCCAGCTCGTGCATACCTCATCGTAATACATGCTTACCAAAAGCGATGGTCTCGCCAATTCGAGTAGTAGTTTTGTTTTGGCTGCATTATGTATAGTTGAAAAACTACTCATTTCCGCACCTTAATTGAAACCTCGATCTTAATAAACTTCAATTCAGGTTCACACATACTTATCCTGTTATACCATATTCCCTTAGATTGCAAGAGTTTTTCCAACTCAGAAGCAATAGCTAACGCTTCGCATGGCTTCATGGCTCCGGTGATTTCATTCGCCATCGTTTCCACTCCGCTTGAGTTCAAACCGCTTCGGGTCTTTTCTGATTGAGTCCGCGAGTTGCTTTGATACCAAGGAGACAGCTTTGCGGTATCTATCCTTGGTTTCCCGGTCCCATCCATCGGTGTTTACTGTGAAGGTTACGAGCATTAGCGGACCCCCCCATTATTTATGCTACGGCGAAATGATTTTTCTCTTTAACCTCATAGATTCTAACGCCAAATATTTCGGCCTTTCCGGTTTTGTAATCTGTGATGCAATGGGTTTTCATCTCATCGCTTGCTCGCAACTCCCCAAGCTCTTCATACCCGAGGTAGATAGCTTTCGGGCTTTCAAAGTCGTGGGCGTATTTGTACTCGTAAACGGCCTTGTAGATTGACTGGTAAATTGTCATCGGCCACCCCCCATAGCCCTTAGAGTATCAACTACCACCTGCTGAATGATTGGTATCATCTGCGCCATATTTTGTTGGTTCTGCATTTGGGCCTGCATCTGTGTGGCTTGAATTGATTGGGCATCTTTGGCAAGGTCCAGTTTCTTGCCTTCAATGTCGAGCATGCCCTTGTCCAGGTCCTGTTGGCCCTTCTTTAAATCCTGCTCGCCCTTCATCATAGCTAACTGAATACGCGGGTCAGGAGGCGGTTGAGGGGGCGGTTGTGGCTGCATCAGAGCCTTGATCTCTTCTCCGATCTCTTGGGCTTCGGGCCAATCCTGAGCTTTTGCTATCCTGGGGATGAGGACCGGCATGACCTGGGGGGCGCCCTGGCCGAGCTGAATCATGCCGTCAGCTGCTTCTTGGCGTTTGGTGAGATAGCCGGGGCCGGCGTCGCAGATTACGTCGAACTTGCCGGCTGAAAGGTTGTTGTATATCGTCTTTTTGCCGTTGGTCGGATCGATATAGGCGAAGTTGACATGCGCCCATGCTTCCGTGCCGTTGTCGTTCGGGTTGATGAGCGGCTTCCCATCCGGGCCCGGTTTGGCATTGGCGAAGGTCTTTTTCAGGTCGTCGCCCATCAGCCTTACAACCCTATCGCCGTCGTAGATGTTTTGGATGAGATCGACCAGGACTTTGCCGGTATATTTGATGGCCTTTATCTGGTTGTCTGGAAATTCAAAGGTTGCAATGTCGCCTTCGGCTGCTCTGGCACGAATAGCTTTGCCGCTGGTCTCGTTGCTTCTCGCCCCCAAGGAGGCGTCATAGACTCCGGTTGTGACCTTGATATCGTCGGCTGAGATTTGGGCAAGCTGAAGGGCTCCTTGATCACCTACAGAACCGCCGAGGCGTTGGGGCGCTGCCTGGCCCTCTTTGTGCTCGTAAAGCAGATACGGCATGGGTGTTGTGTAGGCTTTATCCCACAAGGCTTGATACTGCCCAATCTGTTCAGCGGTCAAGATCCACGGCTGCTTAGGGGACAGGGCAAGGGTTTCCATGTTGTTCGACATGGCCCAATTGTAAATCTTCTGCGGCTCCATGGCGTCTTTTATCGCGCTGTTCAGAATCCGTTCGCCTTCGATCCACTTTTCCTCACCCAATTCAGGGATGATCGGTATGTATTTTCCGGCCCATTCTTGCGGGCCTTCCAAGATCTCCCTCCCAGAGATTTTGCACCACATGACTTTGTGGCTTTTGACGGAGCGGGTGCGGACGAAAGGAGTTTTAAAGCCGTTGGAGTCTTCGACCATATCAACTTCTTGTCCGGTTTCGTCTGTCTCTTTCGTGACCTTGGGCTTTTCGATCTCGATTACGTTTCCGTTCGGCAGTTCGTAGATGTGCTTGATAACGGGCTCTTTATACCAATATTCTGCGATTCTTACCGTGTCGGTGGCGAACCAATCTGACATGGATTCGCCTTCGCCTTTTTCAAATCCTCCGAAATTTGACTTGGGGTAAAGTTCTTCGGCCTTTTTGCGCTTGATGTCTGAAATGATAAAACAAAAATCGGCATCGCTGTAATCTGCCTTGATCGCGGATTGATCGTAGTAGACCGAGAAGGGGTTAACGATGCGCTCGATATAAATATCCTGGTCAAACGTGTTGTCGTCGGCGTACCGTGAGAGTGCCCGCCAATAACCATAGGCTCCGCGTACTGAACAGCTTGCCCCGTTGTCATAGGCCGAATCGGCATCCGATACGTTTTCGATGTTGCGAATCAAGCCGGTCATAAGCTCGGCCACCATTGGATCGGTGGATGAATCCTCTGGCAGGATCTTGATGCGCGGTCTATTCTGGCGCATGGAGTTGACGATCTTCTTGGACGTTCCCGAAACCCTGTTGACTGTGCAGCATGGCCTTCCGAGGCGCTGCTGCTTCTCGGCCTCGGTCCATTGGTCGCCGTTCTCAAAGGCCATCGATGCCCGAGCCCGTTCACGGTTCGCCTGCTCTGCGGTCTTGGATTCCTCGAAGCGTTCAAGGGCTTTGGTTATGAAGGCTTGCTCTTTTTCTTTTTTCATTGTCCATCCAGCGTTATTAGTAACGGTTTTTGCTATTTTTGCAACATACTGTTTAGTCGAAGGTTTTAAACTCTGACACCCTCAGTACGAGCGCAAGATATTCTTCCTGGTTCATTACTGATTTGTTGTAATTCGGCTTGTAAGCCATGATATTGACGGCCTCGACCGCCGTTACGTCCTCCTTGGAAACCGGGAATATCGACACCGAATCAAAAACTTTTCCGTCGCTTATGTGATTTCCGAGCCTCCATAGTAAATTACTTGTCTGACCGATGTAGACCAAGAGATTACCGTCCCATAGAAAATAAACAGCGTGTCCGCTCATGATGGGCACGCTTTTGCTTTTACAGTTCGCGGCAACCTCAAGATCGAAAACCCTATCCTTCAGTCTCCTGTCCACGGACATTATTTCTGCGTGCGCCTCGCTGGACACAAAATATATCCCGTTGGCGTAGTGCATGATCTTGTTGATATTCTTATTGCTTGCGGCCAGCAGCAGCTTGTGAGCCTGATGCTCGGTTACGCCAAATGCCTCTGCAATAGAGCAGACCACCACCGTTTCGCCATACTCAGAATCTATTGCCGTTTCTCCCATTCAGTCCTCTTTAAATTGCTGTTCAGGAATACCGTTGCCTAAAAAGGCGACTCTTGGCACACCTAAATCGCGTTTTTGCGATACGGTGGCCAAGCGCTCACGGGCGGGAGACACTTGTTTTTGTGTCTCGTTTTTACAGGGCATACGCGCTAACCCTTGGCATTGAAAACGGCTTAACTGGAGCGCCCTGTTCTGCGTTTCTCATTTTATCGACGTTGACCATAAACCCGCGCAGCATGTCAGCGGCGTGAGAGTGCTCGTCGTGCAGGGGTGTGCTTTCTGCTCCGGTCTTTGAGTTTAGATGCCGCCTGTACCTCTTGATGTGCTCAACGAACTCACTGCACCTGCCTTGATCGATCCTAAGTTGCGGGAATTTCATGCGCGTTATTCTGATACCCTCCTCAATTGAGGGGCTCGATATTTCTTCCCTTGCCGGAACATCCCAGCCAAGCTTTTTAAGAATGTCGGCTGAGCTCAACCCCTTTGATTCCATGCGCTTTGCATAGCCGTCATGCGGCAGGTATAGCTTTCCCCAATTGTACCGCCTGGCCTTCAGTTCGTCAGAGTACCAATTCCAATCCTGCTTATCTTTACCGGCGATAAAATCAATCATCCTATATTCCGAACCAAGCACTTGAAACATCCCAATAGGGTTGAAATCGTTCCTGCCAATATCAACTACCAGGTGAACCTTTAGCATTGGGTCATAGGGAACATAGGCAACGCGACCTTGTGATTCTGCCTCCTGGATCTGTTTAAAATAGATCGCGCCTTCGACTGCTGGACGGCACTTACCCTCCCATATATTGTCGTAATTGTCTGGATCGGTAGCCTTGCAGTGGAGTCGTTCTTTATTGAGGACTTCGTTAAACCATGGATTGTCTCTCCAGTTGATTTCCCTGCTGATGCAGTCCGGTGGTGGGTTTTTAACAAAGCGCTGGTACGTTTCATCGGATTCAAGGTCTGGGTTAAGAGATACCCATATTTCCGAATGGTCTTTTCGGATCGTTGGGATGAGAATATCCCAAGATCTCTTGGTGATAGTCTGCCCTTCTTCCACCCAACACCGATCAACGCCCTCAAAGGATTTGATGGTATCAACGGTCAGGTTTGAAAGGCCTGTGAATAGGAACTCTGTGCCGTTCCTGCCTCTTATTTCGGTTTCGTATGGGGTGTAAAACGACGATAGGCCCATGCCGGCTATTTGATCGCACAGGAGTTTATGAACGGATTGCTTGATGGAGTTCTGAACTTCGCGGGCACACAGGTTGCGCTCTTTTTTATACATCCCAAGGGCGAGAAGGGATCTCGCATACGACCACGACTTTGCAGATCCACGACCGCCATAAGCTACCTTGTACCGGGCAGGCGATGCCAGGAACTCAAGTTTTTCAGGTAGCATCATGTCGAGCACCGGCACCGGCTAATCCTCTGTGTGATTGGCGCGAACGTAGGTTATTTTAATTCCCGTTATGCCGTCTTCGCCTTGTGGCCCTGAATTTTCGTCGATGTTGAAGGCCTGGCGCTCAAGTCCGATGAGGTTTTTAAGTGCAGTGGATAGATCTCGGATAGTGCCGGCGTGCGCTGGGATTGAAACAGCTTTCAGGAGCGCACCGCGTCGTTTGGTGTCTATCTTTCCATCTTCGCCGGTGGTGTCTGCCTCTATCATCTCGACCAGGCGCCCCCGGCAATTTGCGGCATCCAGCAGTTGAGAGGACAGCAGGGCAACGATTTGCCGACCGTTCCTTATGTCGGTTCGGTGGATCTTGATTACGGCGGTTTGCTCACTCGCTGCGGCCTCCACTATTTGTTCTTCGGTAGGCGGTTCGGTAGGTTTTGTTGCTGGTTGCACGTTCGGATCTGCAACTGCAACTTCGATGGTTGCAGCCGCTTCAACCAACTTTTGTTTCGTCCGGTTCTGAACCTTCTTCGTTAGGTCGCGTTTCCAGCCTTTATCCTTGGCCTTCTTGTAAACGGCCTGATGGGTAATGCCATCGCCGTGGCGCTTGGCTATTTCTGGGATGGAAAGGACGCCGGCCCGGTAATCCGCTTCAATCTTTTCCCAATCCGGTGCTGGCTTCTTGTCAGCCATCAACCAACCCCCTGAGTGCCATGGTTCCGTAGTCCTTGGCATCTCGCCTGGTACTTTCGTGGTGCAGCAGCCTGATATCACTTTCTATGTCCGCTTGGGTTTGTTCCAACTCCCCTATGGACGAAACACCTATAGCTGCCATGAGGGATATGGCCGAACCGATGCAATCCTGGGCGACCTCAAGTTTATTAATCGCAACCTCAAAGTGTTTCGGTGGCATCATCTCCACCGATTAACAGCCCGTTCCAAAAAAACGGCGACTAAAAAGATTGTGGCTATGTAGATAACGTAGATCATCAGTACCCCTTCTGGAACCGCATCTGAACGTGTTTCACAGGGAACGCTTCTTTCGCTTTCTTGGCCGCTTTGATGAACTCGCGCTCGGCAAAGTTCGGGGCGCCCACGGTGAATACGATCTGGGCAACACTGCCTTTTCGATTATCGATTTTACCCTTAAGCCTCTTGCGCGTGGCCTTGATGACAAGTTTGGGACTCAGGTATTTGGTGGCCTTTACAGCACCATCCATGTCAAGCGCTGAAGCAAGTTCTCCGAATACACGCCAATGCTCAGTAAAAGATGTGTTCATAGCGACCTCCGCTGATGGGTGGGCTTATTCATAAAAGTGGGGGGCCTCCGGCAAGTCCCGGGAACATCTGCCGGAGGCCCCCTTCCTGTGGGGTATCTTGGTTGGTGGGGGTCATTCTTTAGGATCCCAATGGGTCCCGCCCAAACCGCACAGGGCTTGGTTGCTGCGAACGTCCGAGCAACACGCCTCTTCACCTTTCACGGTGTTAATCGCTATACTGCAAAAGTGGCCCCATTCGTATTCTTGGTAGCAGTGGCGGCACTCGGTGCATAGCCGAATCGGTTCGCTGTTCTGCAGCTTCATACGGATTGGTTCAGTCATACCTCCAGCCTTTCAATGATGCTTTCAAGGCGCTCGGTAAGCAAGCCGACCATGCCGAAGTCAGCGCGAAGGTCGCGGAACAGCGGCGGTATATCTCTCAGCGCCTCGTCTTTCTCAATGGGCGAAGGATCGGAATCGCGCATGACGGTGGCCAGCTTGTTTTCAAGCAGCACCACGGCCTTTTCGAGTTGTGCCACCTTGTTGGTGGCCATCTCGCAAACCTCGAAAGCGGCGGTTACTCTGACAGCTTCCGGGCGGGTTTGGCGCCCTACGGCTATTACACCGACATTGCCAGGTGGGCAACTTACGATTCCTGCCTGAAACTGTGCTTGTTTTGAATACTTCATCCCTTGTTCCCTCCGGTTCGTTTTTATTTCGGCGCAACCACGCAACCCGCATTTTGATTCACCACCGCCCAGCACTCCCCGTTTTCCTGAATTACCCGACACGCCCGACCAGGGCGGCGATTGATCCTATTTGCCTCTTTGTGCAGCCAATCCAAATAGGGCATTTCTCCGTTGATGGTTTGGATGGGTTCGCTTGGTGATCCTGGGAGGTACAGGGTGATCTCTTTGCTCATTTTCGGTTTGTCCCTTCCACGCCCCTGAGTTGCCGCTGTCGTGTCCGGTGTTCGAGCCAATGTATAGCTTCTTCGCACTTGGTCAGAGCCAGAGCGTTTTCACGGCATGCGAAAGGGCCAGCCTGGAAACAGCGCAGCCGGTCGATCACGATGGCCAGTAGGTCTTCCTGGTGGCATCCGTTGACGCCGTGTTCTTTGACGGGGCCGTTTTGGAACGCCACATCTGCAAACGGAAGGACTCCGCTGTCCGAGGGTTGTGGGAACACCACATAAACGTGGTTCGCTCCACCCTGGCCAGGTTCATCAACTGCCAAAATTCTCGAATTGGGGTTTCCGCTGGCGATCTCTCTCATAAACCACCTTTCTGTTGCCGGTATTAAGGACTGCTCCGCTCCCTCACTTACAAGGGGAGGTCCAGCCCCCGGGAGAAGTCAGGGGGCTGGACCGATGGAAAGGAGTGTGCGTCGATGAACTCTATATCAAGTACTAGCTTATAATGCAAGGGGTTTATCGTGCATTTTAAGTGGTAGGTGAAAACTATCATTGTATTTGTTACGGCGTAAGCATATAGTGAGATTAACAATCAAACAAGGAGGACACCATGATGGACCGCAACGAACAAATCACAATCGACCAACTCATCAACGAGAGCGCTCCGTCAACAAAATTGCTCATGCCGACCTTGAGTCCGACAGGATCGACGATGTAATTGGCTATATCTATGAATCGTATGATGGGGCCGTGGACCATGTGAAGAATGGCGATGTATTGGAGGTTTGGGGCCGGACCGAGGAACAGGAGGAACAGGACGATGGGGAAATGGATTTCCGTATTCATTTCGACATTATTGAATTTTCGGAGGTCCCTCCCCGCGATTAATGGCTAACGGCCCTCGGGCCAGAAAGGATCGAACAATGGGCGTATCAATCGACAGATACTTGTTCCATACAAGGCTATTCGACAAAACTTACGGAACCAAGGTGTCTATTTGGGACTATGAAGATTTGTGTAAATTCTATCACATGTGGAACTAACCAAAACCTACTATCGGCACTACCTGGGCCAGACAAGGAGGATTCCATGAACATCGAATACCGCTACGCAAATAACGAATCGGTTCAAATCAGGGTTGACCTCGAACGCTCAGAGGCGACTATTCAGTACCGTCTCATGGATGTTGAGGATGATGAGTGGAAAGGCACGCCGTTTCAGCGGGCCGATGTTGCGAACGAGGACGAGGCCTTGGCTCTGGTTGATGCTTGGCTGGAGGGATAACATGAAACGCAACCCCATGGAGAAATACCTCTCCACCATGCAGGCCGCCAAACAGGCCGGTATCTCCGATGCGAGAATCCGGCAGATGATCAACTCCGATAAGGTTCCAGCCATCAAGATCGGATCGTCCTGGATGATCCATATCGATGATGTGGACGGTATCGTAAACCGGAAGGATGGGAGGAGGAAGCCATGAAAACCCCGCAAGAAAAATTCGAGAACGATCCAGAATACAGGTATCTCGTTCAAATGTTCGAGGCCTTGATCCATGAGGCACGGTTCACCCCATCAGAGATCCGTCAAGCTGCCTTATTCGCTTGCTGCCGATATGAGTTGTACCAATTGCCACGGAGAGTTTTTATTCCGAAGGAAGTTGATACCGCTATCGCTGTTCTGCGCCGGTTCAGGGAGCAAGCGGATACCTACGAATAAGGCCCCCTTGAAACCGAAACGCCCCACCGATAGCACGGTGGGGCCTTGCATTTAAAGTCCTGGGGTGTTTCGGTTAGACGCGCATGGTGGGCCTCCTTTCTGGTCCCTGCGGCACCAACGCCCGCTGTAAAATCATCATAGCCTGAGCCTGCACAGTCCGAAACTCAGCGGCGGCCAGATTCGACAATCCGGCCAGCAACTCCTGGTGCCCCTCGAAATTCAGGTGCAGCACCGTTACCCTGTTCTCCCGGCGCAGTCCGCTTTCCTGGCGAGCCCTGCAACATACCCGGCAGATGTGCATGCGGCCGTCCTTGCTAGTGTTGCTGGGCGCAAAATCCTCGATCTTTTTTATTTCCATACAGGTGTTGCACTGCTTGGTTTCTGGTGTGACGATATACGGCTTCACAACTCCCCTCCTTTTCTGGTCGTAATCTTTTTGGCGTTTGAGCACACATGGCTTGCAGTAGGCGGCTTTTCCGTCTGCCGTGGCCTTGTTGTTGTGGAAATTCCCGAGCGGTTGCGGCGCGCCTTTGGCCTCGCAACCAGAATCATGGCACACCTTCGTCGGCTTTGATTCCGCGGCGTGGGCGTGCTGCTCCTGGGCAATGCCGGCCGCCCGGTCCAGTCGTTCGCGCAGGCTTGCCTTTGCCCCGGCAAGTTTGTCTTTGCGGATCTCGGCCATTTCACGCTGGCAATCTTTGCAATATCCGTTTTTGCCACCGGCCCCGCTGCCCTTGTGGAAATTATCCAGCGGTTGAGGCTTACAGCCGTGCTTGCACTCTTTGCGGCTGCAAACCTTCCCGATGGGCTCCGGTGATGGCTCAAGGATCTGCCAGGGCTTCGCCATGGCTTTCTTGTCCCATTTCCTATTCCCGCCCACGCGCATCTGGTATGCCTTGACCGCGCCGGGTGATACCTCGGAGGCGATCTGTTTGCCCTGGGCGCAATCCCGGCATCCGGTATCCTGGGCCCCTGGTTTATTGGGCGATGAACTGGAGCCAGCCACCCAGCCGGTGATCGCGTTGCGGCGTCGGATGACACAGGCGGCCTTTTCCATGCGGCAGCCGCCCTTGAGTGCGCAGGTAAAGAAGGAATCGCCGTTGAGCATGGCCTCGATTGCTGTTTCAGTTTGAGACATCAGTTCACCCCCCTAATTTCATCAGCAAGAGCCGTGAGGCGGTCCAGGACCGTTTTTCCCGCTACCCCCCTTGCCAGTGCCTTGATGCGGTCAAGATATCGCTCCAGCGGGGCTACCGCTTCTTCGAGATCCTCATGCGTCACCTTCGTGAATTCACATACCGGATTATGACACACCCTCACCCTGCGGGTCATGGTTGGGGTGGTGTCTGCTGAGTGGATTATGTAAAGCCTTGAGCCGCATTTGGGGCATTTCATTGTCAGTCTCCGTAGAGAATCTTTATGATTGCAATAGCTGCGTCCGACCCTTTGCACACCGACGTGAACCATCCGTGCTTTGATAGCTTTTCAAGCCACTCCCCTTGTTCTTCGGAAAGCTGCCCGCCTGCACGGCGCTTTAATTCGATGGCAGTACCGACAAAACGGCCACCAGGCGGCGGGGTGACAATGATAATATCAGGAACCCCTCTCTTGCATCCTTGTGCCTTCAGCTTGCCGCCTTCTGCCGCGTGGCGGGCGCCTCCGTTCGGAGGGTGGAACCAATCGATGTCCCGGCGCATGTCGAGGTATTGAGCCACGGCGCGTTGTTCGTCTTCTTCTGTCCTGCATGTCGGTGCGGCGCGTTTCTTTTTGCGGCCAGATGGTAAACTTTCAATCGCGTCAAGTGCGTCGGTGAGTCGGATCATGGGGGCTTTCCTTTTTGGGGTCGGTTTTGGGGTCTCCGCGGCCCCCGGCGAACCAGGGGCGGCACGGTTTAGTCTACTATGCGCTGATCTTGTACCGTTCGATGCTTGCGATGACCTGATCTTGATCTTTTTTTAGAGTGTTGATAGCGTCTTGCAGTTCTGATGCCATGCGTAGTTTGCCGGCTGTGTCTTCGGTGTCCAGGTAAAGGTTCGCTGCCCTTTCTTTTCCGCGATTGCCATTGGCGTCCACCGTCCACGCCTCATTATCGTCGGCATGCGAGGTTACCTCCGCCTTGACCAGACTTCTACCATAACGATCTGACTTAATGACCGCTACACGCCTAAAATCTTTGCGTTCGATCCCATCGATTTTTTTGCACATCTTATCGAGCGTGTCGGACTTGATTGTTGATTCGCCAACCTTGGCCGAATACCAACTACTGAACTCTGGATTATGCTCGATCTCATACCCCTTGTAAGTTCCTTTAAGCGTCGGTGTCATTGGTTCCCTCCCTGTTATCATCTCACTTTGTATGGCCGACTCACTTAATCCAGCATCCTCTCAGTCTTGAACCCCGGGCAGCACCGCGCATATTCCGGCCAGCACAGGAACGCGCTCGGGGCGTGGCAGGAAAAATCCTCGGGGAACCTGGGCTTCTTTCTGGGCCGGTCAAGGTTCAGGATCTGCTGTTTCGTTTGGCACTGGCGGCAGTCTTGTTTTTCTGGCATTGGGGCCTCCTTGTGCGACTGTTTAGCATGAACCGAAGTCTCACGTTTTCAACCGCAACTTCGGCAAGCAGCGCTATGATGTCGGCCTTTTTCATCTGTGTGATTTCCTTTTTCCAATCGTCTCCGAACGGTTCGTAGTCCATTGTGCCTCCTATTCGTCGCTAACAAACCCCAACCGACCCCGGCTGGATGTATGCACGGTAAACTCCTCCGCCCATTTCTGCGAAGTTGACTGTCTGAATGGTTCCATTCAGGATCATTTTGCCCTGGTCGCTTCCAACCATGAAGTCCCTGCGTACCCTGGAAGATACCAGTACACCGCGATGCTGCGCCTCTTTTACAGCTCTTAGGTCCATGAAAAATTGCTTTAGTTGATCGGCTGATTTGATTAGTTGCTCCATGTTGACCTCCCTATTCCGCCATAGGTATTTCGTTCAGGTAATTTTCGAAGTTTTCCTCAGAAAAAAGGGTTTTTGGCCGAAGGTAGATCGCCATATCCCTTCCATCTGACGCTTTTTTATCAATCCATTGTCTGGTTTTATGTTCAATCACACACTTGAAATCTTCGAGCGTATAACCCTGGTTCCATCTGCCAGAAATATGTTTTTGATGCGTCTTTGAAGTCCACCTGAAATCTTTATTCGCGACCTCATTGAGGTGGCCGATGATCTCCTTGAAGGGGATGTTTTTCGCCCCATCAACTTTTGAAGGTATGTTTAGTTTAGGAGAAGGAGAAGGAGAAGGAGAAGGGGCATTGCGGTCTTGATGCGCCTCCGATGCGGGCGCATATGCGTCAGCAATGCGTCCGCATTTTTCATTGTCCTTACTGACGTTTAGCTTCTTGTCCCATCGTGAAAACGCGGCCTTTTTAGCGGCTTCTGACCTTGATTTTGCCCCACATGCCCACCCTTGATGCTCATCCCAATCGTGCAACTTGTACGTTCCTTCATCCATCAAATCAAGAAATCCACACTGGCGCAATGCGTCCGCATATGCGTCCGCATTGCCCTCGCATCCTGATGCTATAGCAATGTCAGTTGCATCCCACCCGGTCAACACTCCATCCGGCCTGTCTTGGGCTACGGTGAGCCACAAATCGATAAGATAATCCGTTGAACCAGGGCCGAGTATCATCTTAAGCCTTTTGCGCTTTCGATGCCCTTTGAAGGATACAAGAAGCCGAATGTCGGTGTTCATCTTTTCGTGTGCCTTCTGTGGTTGCTCTGGTTTGCTGGCGGTCCTGGCTCAAGTCCATTCTCAACCATCGGTAAATAGTGATCTATGGCCCACCTAACCAACATCGACATAGGAATGCCTGTCTTTTGGCTTAATTCTTTGAGCCGACGCTTCTTGCTTGGATGGATTTTTAACAAGTATGTTTCGTATTTCATACCTAATTAACTCCTTTAACGTGTATATATTCCGTATATCTTTTATATATACTCGATGTCAAGGGGTATCGTCGGCTTTTCTGCGCCTTCTTACCGGAGGCTGAACAGGGTTATATTCCGTTGCGTTTGGCCCAATGAAAAAGCAGCTCGGATCAAGTTCAAGAACCCACTTTGAACCGGGTGCTCCCTTCCGGTTTTTGAGGATCTTTGCGATCAGGTTGTCATCCTCTTTCCAGAGCCCAAGCATGAAGTCGGCGGCCTCTTCAATGGCACCAGACCCGCGGCCCATTTGGATATTGACCTCGACCGATCCGTCTTCACCCGAACGATTGATCTGAGACAAAACGACAACCGGGATATTCAAAAATTTAGCAAGGTCTTTGCTTCCCCTAGCGATCTCTGAAACCTTGTCATACTCTGATTTCCCGGCTTGGCTGACAAGGCCCATATAGTCCACTCCGATCAGCCCAATATGGACCTTGTAGCGATCTTCGATGAGACGGACATATCTTTCCATGTCCGAAAGGCTGCATTTGGTAGGGACCACATAGAAGCGTTTGAGTTGCTGCTTGAACTTTGTCTCTATGGGGTCGATGCACTCTGTCAGATTGTGGGAATAAAAGTCCTCGATTTCTTTCCCGCTGGCCCTGTCGAAGTTTTGCAAAAAGCGTTCTGCGATGTTGGGAACCGGCATTTCAAGTGAAAAAAATACAGCGCCCCATGACGAGGCGTTGACATAATTGCGCATGAGGTTTTGGAGTAGGGCGGTTTTGTAGGCGCCGGCCCTGGCGATGATAAACAGCGTTTCACCGCCCCCTACCCCACGGATGCGCTTATCGATTTCATGGATGCCTGTCAAAAAGCGGTTGTTCTTCATGCCGGCTACATAGGCCCGGTATTCCTCAAGCATCTTGTCGGCTGGGTAGACGTTGGAGATATCGACTGCCCTTTTCCGGTCGATTGCCGGCAGGTCGGAAGCGGTCACGATCTGCTTTGATCTCTCGTAAATGTCTCCTATTTCCTCGTCCTGATAACAGGAAATAGCAAGCTCCGCGCACCGCTGAATCATTCGACGCTTTGCCGATTTGTCCTTGAGCACCTTGCAATAGTGGTCAAGGTTAATAGCCATCGGTACGTTATTCATGATTCCGGCGATGTACGAGGCCCCACCGCAAGCGTCGAGATCGTTGGTCGATCTCAGAACATCCACGACGCTCAGAACGTCAACCGGGGCCATGCGCTTGGAAAGTGATTCTATGGCCTGATAAATCTTTTGATGGCTCGTTGTGTAGAAATCCGATGGCGATAGGATGCCGACAACTGACGTTGATTCACCTTGTAGGCAAGCCGATAAAACTTCTTGCTCGATCTCGGTTGAGTGTGGCGGGATTCGGTTTTGTGGCTGCATGGCTCAATACCCTATCCGGTCGCAAAGAGCGCGGATTGCGGCCTCGTATTCTCGCGGGGTAAAGCCGATGTTTTGCAGTTTATTTTTTTCTGATTCGTAAAGCGCCCATTTCTCGCGTTCTGTGAGTTTCTTGCCCATTATAGACACCTCATAAAAAAAGAAATCGCCCGACTGTACGCGCTGCTACGGCACGATCCAGAGGAAAAGGAGGGTGACACGCATACAATCGGGCGAAAATTGGCATTAGAATTTCCTCTACATCAGTACCGCAGCACCTCAACTATCGCACGCAATGAACTTAAAGTCAATAGTTTGCCGCACGATTAAACTCTCCCCACGATCTCCAAGGCCCGCCGCCTCAATGCCCCCTGGACCTCGTTATAGATTGCCCGGTACTCTTCGCTGTTACGGTATTTTCTCCGTAGCCTACGGGATTCTTTGCTTAGTCTTTGGAGGCGCTTTTTGGTTTCAAATTCAATCACATTTGCGCTCATATTTTCCTATCCCCATCAACACCCTGACGGCCATTGCTCCGGCTTGGGCGGCTTCTTTTTCGATTTCATCCTGGTTGCCACCTGACCAATAAAACTCATTGATTGCCTTGACTGTCTCGCCTGCTTCTTCTGCGAATACCGATCCGGCATGAACTGGGTCGGTCCCCCATGTCGGAAACTTTGATTCTGCATTGTCAAGGGCATCTATAATTAGGGCTATCGCTTGGTATCTATCCATTAAACACCTCTTAAAGCCTACCTATGGGCGGGTAAAGTTCTCTGATTTTGCCCATATCTCCCTTGTATGCCACGATGATTTTTTGCTCTCTCTTCGGAAATTTTCGATAGTTAAGTGTAACCTTTGCATGAGATAAGCGGGTAAACTCGCACTCAAGATAAACAATCTTGTTGTAGATATGTAACCCCTCGCCCTTGATGAAAAGCTCGTGCTCTGCTTCGCAACCGTAATAAGCCCCGTTTTTGTCTCTTGAGTCGCCTGTCATGACAACGAAGAAGCAGTTTTCATTAAGGGCGCTGATAGCTTTTCTGTACCCCGTAAAAAGCGTATCCCTGAACTGCTCGTATGTAGGTAGAGAATTTATTTCACCCTCTGGCGGGTTCCCGTCGTAATCAACGTACTTTTCAACCCGATAGTAGGGCGGGCATGTAAATATTAAATCAAAGTTTCCATCTGGAGTGTACCGTGAGCTATCACTTCTAACCCAGGTAGCTTTTCCAGACAATCCATCGCACAGTGCATTGTTTGCATCGCATTGGTTTTGTCGTATCTCGCTTGCGATGTATTCATAACCATAACTCGCAGTTATGAAACCGAACTGAACGCCACCACCGAAAGGGTTGTAAACCCGCTTACCATTGGTTGGCATGAAAAACCTAAGAACAACTTCACAGGCTACCGGGTCTAAAACAGAAGCGTTAGCGTTGAAAGATTTGCCTTTTTTGTGCTTAACTTCTCCGTCTTCGATAACTTGTTTTGCAAGGACCACGTTTGACATTCCATTGGTGCCTTGCCAGCAGCCACCTCTTGAGGCGCACTTAGGGTTTTTAATATTGTGTCTTTCTCCCGCTGCCTCTATCTTTTCGTTCCATTCTCGCTTCATTTTAAGCCAGTCTGAGCGAGTTGTTGTCCAGGCGTTGGTCATAGTGGCATGGGCAAGGCGCTTCATCCTAATTTGCTCCTGGGTGCCATAAACCATGTATTCAAATCCGCTAAGGGTGAGGTATGTGAAAAACCCCAAAGCCTTATAAACTGACGGACATTCAAGATCGTGTTTGGTACTGACGGTCATTATCATGGGGTAGCCAAAGGTGTTTTGCTTTATGATCTCCTTAACCATATTACCATATATAGCCTTGTCTTTCTTGTCCAAACTCATGGCCGATTGAAGCAGGCAAAACTCATTAGCCTCATGGTTCAATTGATAAGTAAAGAATCCAGAAAAAACGCCATCTATTTTCAAAATAATAGCTGAATGTATTTGCATATTCTTTCTTGCGGCCCGGTACGCCACACCGTCAAGAATAGCCAACTCAGCAACGTCTTTTTCATACCCTGACCCCATGACTGAATCGACTTGAACGAATTCTATTTTTTGTTCAAACACACTGAGTTGTTGAGGCATTTTTCTTAATCTCCCGTTTTGTTTTATTGCGTATCCCCACGGTACCCCGCACTGGTCTGGACAGTGCTTACACTCCCCCAGGAAAACATTATCGCTATGGATTGAAACAATCTGATTTCCAATTATGTTATCAACTGTTTTTGTTATCCCGATATGGCCGTTTGTAAATAATGGCCCGTTAAGCCGTGGCCGTAAGGGGTTGTCTATTATTTTGAACGGCAAACTTAACAGGTAGCTTTGAAAATTGGCGCATTGCTTTGCGTATTCAGTGGTTAAAAAATTACACGTAACTATCCTTAGGACGCTTTTAATTCCCACCTTTTTAATTCTATCGGACTGCTCAAGCCGTTCTTCTATTTCTTCTTCGGTGTCAAGCGGGCTTACTGATGTGTTTATAACTGCATTGACTTTTTTAAGTCTTTCGGCCTGCCCATCTGACATTTTAAACCAGTGCTTGGTTACTATAACCGGAACCTTTAGGGTGTCCTCTAATTGCTCGCAAACCGTTACAGTGTGCTCCCAATCGTGCGATGGATCTCCGCTTACGCCTACCCTGTACCACGACAATTTGTGGCCCTTAACGGTCTTAAAAACATCTCCAAACGTGTCCTTGCCTATTTTCCGCGTAACGCTTTTTGAGAAGTCAAACCCACGCGCTTTTGCTATCTTGAAAGCGTAGCACTCTCCATAACAGCCACCGTTGGGATACCTTGAAACGCCGCAAGCACACCCCTTAACGGTATCGACGTCAAGGACGCCCTTTAGGTTTTCTGATGCTGTCAAAATTGGTAGGTATTCAGGCATCTACTTTTCCGTTAATTTGCGGCACACCTGGTATCCCATAGCGCAAACATGGCTATCGGCGTGGGCTATGTACTTGTAATCTGACATTTCGTCGCACATTAAAAAGCGTGCTGGTGTCCAGTATTCTTCGTCTATGTCGCGCACCTGCACTCGGTCGCCTAATTTAAATTCGCACATATTCACCCCCTGAAAGAACTGAGCGGCCCCGGGTCAGCGTCCGGTCCAGGGAAAACCGGAAACACTCCAGGCACTAAATGCCTGGTGGCCGCTCAAGATTAAAATTGATTGATTCATTGGATTTCCCTGTTAAGAAGTGGCGGTCAAGGTTCCCAACCTCAACCGCCTTAACCATATCTAAAGCGTTGCGGGAATGTCAACACATAAATTTAAAATCAAGTTCCCATGCAAAATTTTTTCACGGCCCGCTCCTGGTGATCGGCCCGCACAGTCTCAGATTCAAGCGGGTGATCGGCGTCCAAGCGCTCGGTGATCTTCCGGGCGCAGGATACCGAACCAGTCGCGGCACATTCCAGCTCCCGCGAACGATACAGGTAAACACAGGTGTACGGGGTCCGCGATCCGCAGAACACTTTCCGATGGAATGACATGGCCGGTTCCTTTCGCTAAAATTGCTCAACGGGGGCTGAATAGTCGTAGTTTTTTAGCAGGGCGTAGCCACTCCAGCAAGACACATGAAGGCTCTCAAGACACCCACTATCGAAACAACCACATAGGCCGTCTTCGGTCCAATAACTGAAAATTCTGATACGCTTATCACTCATAACATCGGTCACCGTCCACACCACGATAGGCTGCCCAGGCTTCATGTCTGGGCGGGCGTGGCGGCAATACTTGTGTCCTACCGCGCATTCAGAATCAACGTAGCGCGTAATATATTTATACTTCGTGTTGTCATGAACAATAAATATTGCCTGAATCCATCCAACGTCGTCGCGGTCACGTACTTCCACCCGATCCCCATACTTGAACTCTTCCATGACAACCTCCCCTTATTTCCGTTTATTTTTTAGACCACATGTTAACGCTTGTTAGCGAAATATGTTTCCACGCCAGGCCACGCCTGATTTTGCCAACCATTTCTGGTGTTATGCCGTACTTTTGGGCTATGTGAGAATGCGGAGAAGTTGACCTTAGAATCTCTATAACCTGGTGTTCTTTGAGCTTACTGTTGTACATTTTTTCTCCGCATGGTTGAGTACCTGTTATCTTTTTATCTCTTTGGTTCTCAAGCCTTGTTGCTATTTTTATATTACAGGCCCACATTGTAGGCTTTAGCTTCCTGCCTCGATGAAAACGCTCTCCTTTTTCACAGGCTATAAATCTATCACTGCTCAACACGTTTCCTCTGCTTGATATTTTGTAAATGCCTTCAAAGCCAATCACGTCGGCGCCATTCTTCGAACATTTAAAATCCCTTTCATGAAAAATCAATAATCCTCAAAAGTTCTTCTTCTTTTATCCTATCTCCCCAAACAGAAAGGAACGCGTCTATACAATCTTTGAACATACTCCTGAATGTTTCCTCGTCCATCTTGTCAAAGGCTATCGAATCCGCATCGAATATCTGGTATCCATTAGGGGCGGTTATGATATTGAAGTGGCCAGACTTCATGATGATCCATTTGCGATAGTGCTTTGCGTTATCAAAATGGTCCTGAATATCGAAAGTGGTTTCTATAAAGGCAAAAAATCTTTTATGGTTCTCGTAGTTGCGGGGAAAGCTATACTTGACCCTGATGACCTGACCGTGCCGCATCTTTGAAATGATCTCAATAGCGGCTTCATCGGCAGGTGCGAGAATGCCGTTAATTTTTTTTAGATGTATTTCGCTCATCTTTTGCGGTATCCCACCATGCAGATTTGCAATTTGGGCAAATCCTAACTTCTGTTTTACGCGGGTTCCAGGTATGCCCGCATCGTTTACATTTAAGCTGCATTTTAATCTTTATTTTCATGGTATGATATTACCTTATAGGTTTACTTATGTCAATAAGTTTGTACACGTTCATTCTGCCCTCATATTACAAGCCTCTATCGCGTTTTGCTCGGTTTGGTAGTCAATGAACACGGCTTCAAGCATCGGGCAGTTGTCGGCGTGATCGCCTAATAGGCTGAATGTTGTTCTGTATTTCAACTCGTTCGGCATTATTACCATTTTACACCCGCAATAGGCGCATGGCTTTAACTCTGGCATTTATCCTCCTTATTTTTCTCTCTCATCCTTTTTGCGACGGTCAAGACGCGCTCCCAGCACCGTGGCCCCATCTGCCGTGTAACGCTCTGGTGATCTCGTAACGGCCGGCCTCATAGGGCGCACAGGGTCGGCTTGCAGGGGCTTTCGTGGAAGATTGGGAGTTGGTTCATGGGGTTGCTTTCCATGTCATTCCGTGGCTTTCCAAATTTCAAAATGAGTTTTGATCTTTGGGTGCTTTTCCAGAATCCTATCCACGGATGAGGCGGCCTGATTTGCAATCAACATGGACGAGTCTCTACCTGTAGCTTTTTCTGATGCCTCTATGATTTTATACAACTCCCACGCTATGTCGCTGGCTTCTTTTGTGTTCACGATGCTTCTCCATTCGTTACGGGCCTATCTTGTTTTCCAAATAAAGCTGGTGGCTACCCTTCGCGTAACCGTTGCGTGCGTTTTCGGCTACCACTCGTTTCCACTCCTTCGGGTCCGTGATTCCTGGACCGAATCTTTCAGCCCGATAATTGAGCCACAACCACCAATAGGGAGCCTCAAGCCACGATCTTTTATCGGGCACATATAGCGCTGAACGCGGATATCCAGTGCCTTTGGAATGCCCGGCAACCATCAAAAACCCCTTTAAACCGAAAAGCTTGCCAGCAATGCGTGCCCCAAGAATCCAGTGGCCCGCTTTTTGTTTTGGGTCACTTAGGTATTGCTTGCCGATATGCCCTATGTCGTGGAGAAAGATGCAGACCAACTCCCAAAATTTAGGCCAGCGCCGATATTCTTTGTGCCATGCGACAAGCACGCATAGGGGATGAATCAAAAAACTGTGACACCCAATCAGGTATGAAATGGTTCCTTCGGTCATAGCCACGCACTCCCTATCGTTCAATGTCGTTACGGTGCCTTGTTGAGCAACGCCGAAAAGGTCTTGGCTCGCTCGTTGTTGCAATGCTCGATGTTTTTATTTATGTCCTCGAAGTTGACTTTCTTGCGTGATTTTTGAAGCGTGTATCCGTGCCGCGCCATGAACCATAAAAACATATCTATCGTGTAAATATGAGCATCTACCCATGATAGACGTTCGGTGATTTCATGTTCTGTCAGATTGTGGACGGCCTTAAATAAATCTTTTTGATCGTGAAAATCGCGCATGAAGGTCGGCAGGTGTTCGCCCTTTTTGCGCCATTCTTTTAATTCGCCGTCCATGTCCCTTCTCCCTATCGTTAAGTTGTTCAAATCTCCAAAGCCTCGAAAACCACCGCCGCCCGATACCCATCCGGTTCCGAATACTCGCAAGCCGGATCGAAGCAGACCATTAGGTTTTCGGTTTCGTGTAACAGCCTTTCAAAGGCCGCTTGCTTCCGTCCGGGCTTCATATAGGCGAGTTGGTCAACTATTAAGCAAATGAGCATCGAAAGCGGTTCCTCTGCCGTGAACTCTCCACCAGGAAAGCACCGATCATGGAACAGGTCTATCGCCGTCTTGATACGCTCTATGTCCTTTTGGGATAGTCTGCCATTAGGCTCGGCCCTGAGTAGCGCCACGGCCTCGTCACAGGCTTTGATTGCGTCGGTTCGCAGGGCTTGGAACATGTCGCTTTTGTCGGCTCCTTGATCGGACATCATATTAAGGAAACCCTCTAACAAGGCACAGATGGTTGATTGGCGTCTTATTGATTGGCTGGCCATGGCTACTCCCACATATGCCGAAAGTCAGAAAAGAAGCTATTTCTCATTTTAAATGAGAGCCAAAAATAATCGATTTGCAGTGATTCGCCCAATGATATGTAATACATGCTTCGTCCTCCCAGGCCCGCCCCGCGATGAGCCACGGCGGGCCGTTATGGTTTGCAGGTCGTACTGCCGCACTACGGCCTTTCGGCGGTTCGCGGTGTCAGGCGTACCGGGTCCAAGTCTATTCCAAATCAGCCCGGACAACCCTGTACCGTGCGCCGCGCCACGCGATCCTTCAGCATCCCCTCAAGGAGAATGAGATACGCGATATTATCGCCAACCTTTTCATCAATTATCTCGTCAGTGAGCTTTTCCGGGCAGTTCTCGGCCCAATCGATCATGTCGGCCACGGATACCTCATGCTTCAGCATCATGCCCTTGAGCGCCCTCTCGGGCGTCGTGTTGGCGATCCTGGCGGCTACGTGAAAGTTATGGAAGCGGTCGTTATCCGTTGCGTACTCCCCGGCCTTCTTGGTGAGGATTCTTTTGATTTCGTGGCATCGATTGTTCACTACATTGTTGAATTGATCCGCGTTCATCCTCGATTCCTTTCTGATAGTTGGTTGCAATCCTCTTTTCACACTCTGGGCAAAGCCATTGCTCGGTTTCTCGTTTTTCTTGATATGATCCTCGGCAGCGTAGGCACCAAATCCATCGGTCGGTCATGTCCACCTCGGGGCGTGTTCTCCACCGTTGTCGATATGACACCGGGGGCACTTCCAGGTGGAGTTCTCAAGGCTATCCGGGCCCCCACGGCCTTTGCCCTTGATGTGGGCCCGGTGGCCGCAGGCAAAAACATCGAAGCTCCCGTCCTGGTCATACAGCGGCGCGAACGTCCCGCAGCCGGAGCATATGCCGTTGGCCTGCTCGTAGACCTGGCGGCGCAGTTCTGTTTCTGCTTTGCCGGTCAACCGGATGGGTGCGGACTTGGGCACCGCTGCGTATGACCAATCGATCTTGGGCTTCATGGCTTGAACACCTTCCCGCAATGCGGGCACTTCACGCGGTCTTCATCGTCCGTGCTGGCCGTTTCGAAGTGGCAGCCGGTCCGCTCGCGCTCGTTGTACTCTCGATCGGCACATAGGCAGATTGAACGCTCTCCCTTGTCCTCATCGTCGATGTTTTCGGCCAGCCACTTGAGATAGGAAGAGGGCAGGGCGTCGATCTCTTGGCCCTTGAATTTTCCAAATGGTAGTTGCACGGGCGCTCCTTTCATCCAACCATGAATTGCGACGGCAGTTCATACTCCTGACCATGCCGGCGCCACATGTGCAAAGCGGTTTTGCAGCGGTTTACGTACTGGCTTTCCTTGGGGTGGTACTGAATAACGGTTTCCTCGGGATCGAAGAACAGCCGCTTGATGAAATTCATCTCATCCCAATTCGGGCAGCGGTTCTTCAGGGACACGCTCACATGGTCCCAACCTTCCTGATCGGAGATGATGACCATCAGTTCGTTGGTGGTGTATGGGATTACGAAGGCACCGTTCATGCCGAACGAGCGATCGGATCGCATCGGGCCGGTGGTGATGCGGAACCTTTCTATGTTGGGGGGAACCTGGGGCTTCATTCTGTGAGGGTGCTCCTTTCTGGTCATCTCCAACCCCAGGAAGGCGCGGGGCCGAACAGCACCCCGCGCTTGGGGTTGGGTTATTTCGACAACTTCAAAAGATACTCTTGTTCAACCTGGACAGCCCGGAACTTCTTCCACTCAGGCGTGGCCTCAACGACCTTGCCGGCAGCGTCTGCTTCTTTGCGTTGGACTTCGTAAGCGGCCCATTGAGGCGTTTTTTTGACGGCTTCCAGGGCTTCCTTTGCCAGCGGTTCGAGCGCCTTGAGGCGGGCTTGAATTTTGTCGTGGGCGGATGCTTGATCGGTGGCATTGGCCTTTGCGGGTTGTGGTTCCTGAGCCTGCAAGGCGGCGCAGGCGATGAACATGGTGGCGATGAACAGTAGGGCGATGGTCTTTTTCAATTTAAATCCTCCTTGTTAATATTGAATTTTGACGTTCCTAATAAGCCCCTTGGCAACCAGGGTTATAATCTGCTTAGACATTTCTTCGCTGATTCCGTTCGCCTTGAAATCTTCAAGGGCTTCGTTGTTGACTTTTTTCCGAGCGGAGCCAGTCTTCTGTGATTCGCTTTTACACTGCTTGTGGTAGATTGGTGATTTTCCGCTTGGCGGCATATACAGTAAATCTGTAGGGCTGTAATGCCCGCATATTTGGCACTTTCTCCAATTGGCATTGCCGCAGGCCCTTAGCGCCCTTTCCCTTTGATGTAGAAGCCTGTGGTATGCATCGCTTTCGCACACAACAAGATTTGAATTGCTATCGTCAGATGTATTCCCGTTAACATGATGGACCACAGCTGTTTTTGGAATAGGCTTTCCAGTTGCTCGCTCAACCACTAAAAAATAGTTGGGAACGCATTTATTCGCGTTCGCCCTGGCGTGTTGGGGGGCGTATACCATCTTCCGACCCTCGTTATTTACTGTCACTCCGCCCTTCCATAAACGCGATTTGTCGCCAATGGGCTGCATTCTTGCGTTGTGGCCAGCGATATATTTTACTGGTGCCCCTTTAATATGCCCGAACCTATTGGCGCTCTGTTTTGCCAACGGTGCCTTTTGCCCACACCCGCATTGGCAGTATCCGTGCGGGATATTATTTTTTTGGCTTGTCCCAGTAGTAGGATTTGCATTTTGGGCATCTTCGAACGTCGGCTGTTCTGGGGGTCCACTCATGTCCGCACCTTTCGCATTTAAGTGTTTTGATTTTAATTTTCATATTCCTTATGTAGACCCCCTATAGGTAAGTTGTCAAGACCTAAATACAGCTTTCGTCGCGGTGTTTTAAAACGTACTTGTCAAGGTCGAAGATGAACCGATCCACCAATTCGGCGTATCGCTTGATGAAGGTTTCGTCCCGCTCAACGATAACGTCGATGGGCTTGATGCCCCTTGAGTACGACCGAAGCGCCCAGGCTTGACGGTTGCAGATCCACATTCCCGCTTGGCACTGGTGGTAGTGGTCTGCCTTCCAGTTCCATCCGTCTTCGAGTTGGTCAATCTGGACGCGGGCGTCTTTGTTCTTTGTCTCAAATCCCATTGACGGGTCGATAAGGCCATCAGGAGAGCACCCAACGCGGCGGTCTTCGTTCAGAAATACAAACCCGACTTGGAGAATTTCGACGCTATGGATGAGGCAATAGTGATTGCGGCTGTCACATTCGCGCTCGTTGCCCTTCATCATGGATTCAGATTTGAATCCGTTGGCCGGTTCCCCTGAAAGGATCTCGCCTGCAAGGGTTCGCATGTAGGCTACGGCCTGCTTTGAAGGTTCGCCCTTGCTGGTGATTATCTTATCGGCGTTCGAGGCTGTGACCACACCGAGGCGCATTCGAATCCATTCAGGGGTTCCCTGTTCTACGTCGTTTATTTCAATCATTTCTTAGCCGCCTCCTTTTTGGCCTTGGCTGCGTTCAGGGCGCTGATTGCAACCTGATATTTTTCAGCCTGGATATCCTCTACTGCCTCTACCTTCATCCAGTTGAGCCAATCTGAAACGAACTTGGTCCCGGCTCCGTAGACTTCGTTCAGTAGGTCGGTAATCTGAACAGCTTGATCTGTGGTAATGCTCTTTTGTTCTTCTTTCTTTGGCGTTGCCGAATTGCCATCATCGTCCATGGTCGGAAGGTTCAAGACCATACACATGAGATACCGTCTGGCATATGATATTGACGATGCCTTGGCGTGGGTGGCCGTCATGTTCGCGTTGCCCTTCAGACCCTTTCCCTCCATCGGTGCGTCATAGTAATAGGTCTTGGTGTGGCCCCCGCTGTGCGAAACATCAGCGAACACGCGGATATGATCCTCCTTGGGACAATCGCCCTCATAGAAGGTTACGAAAAACCCTTCTGCTGAATATGCCGGCTTGGCGGTTTCTATGATAAGCCCTAGGTCTGCGTATTTGCTGCGAGTCTGTGAGTTATACAGCTTTTTTGCGATGGTGGGCATATTGGCGTGTACCCTTGCCATGGCAGAAGCGAACTCTTTTTTTGCCTCGTTCGCCTCATACTCCCGTTTGATGTCCAGAAATTTTTCCAGCTTCTCCAGTGGTGCGCCTTGGCTGATAGCCAGTTCAAGGACGCGTTCGTGTATCGGCGCTTGCATGGTGGCCGGCGCGTTACATTGCGATACTTGCACTTCGTTTTCCATTTTCCCCTCCTCTATGCTTCAATGATCATAACTTGTTCGGAAAAATCATTGTCTTGAGCGTGCGCCCAGGCCTTCAGTTCTGCCCAGGATTTAAACTCCTTGCCAACGAGTGTCGGAGTGTGAACGTACACGCGCCAGTTGCTTCTGTGTGCTGGTTCGCTGTCTACGGTTTTGTAAATCTGGTACGTGTGCACGTAATCGATTGATACGGTTACGCCGCAAAACATATCGGATAGGCACTCGGCCATGGCTTCCATATCCCTGTTGGTTACTTGCATTTTGCGCACTCCCTTTCCTTTGGGCTCCGATCATTCGCGGTGGTCTGAGCCCCGCTTCTTTGCGCTCAACTTCAGCGCCTTCCACAGATCGCCGTGGTCAACCATCTTAACTTCATTGCGGAGCTCGTAGCGTTCTGCTCTCCCGTCAACCAGCACCAGGTAGGAGATGAGCAACCAGACTACCGATAATATGGAAAGCACCGAGAAGATGGTCCTGGTGGGTTCGCTAAGGTCTGAAATGATTGTGATGAAGTCCATTATTCACCCCCGCTATTTTCTTCATTGCGACCGATGATCTGGATGCCATTAAAGATTGCCTCGACCACTTTTTTATTTTTCTCAATAAGTTCGCTGGTCGCCTTCATTGCCGCCTTTGCCTCGGACGCAAAATCGTACCCCCTGCCGAGATCCACGACTTGGCCAACTTTCAATTTTGTGAGGCCGTTGTGGTAAAGTTTCAGGAACTTTTCGATTTAGCTGTGATCGATTTCCGCGATGTACGTATCTCCATGGTAGCTTGCGATTCCTAATATTCTCATGCCGCCCTCCTTCCCCTGATGGTTCTGATGGCGTGGGTTTCTTCCAATGCGTCCTGCGCGTTTTCGACAAGCAGGCGCATATCCGTATTGACCTCAAGGGCCTTCCCGAACAGCTTCGACAATTCAAAGCCGAGATCGGATGCGATAGCTCCCAGCTCCCGGTCGTAAAGGTCGGGCTCGTCGGTGCCCTGCCGAAGTTGCTTGGCGAGGGCGTTTACTTCGGCCAGCAGGACTTTGATGCCGCCGAGCTTTTGCTGGATTTGGGTGGTCGTTACCTGTGACATTTGGTTCTCCTTTCTGGTCGTTACGGGCCATTTAGTATTTTTCGCACTCTATGCACCGTAATCCCTTGCGGCTCACAGATGAGTCGAATCCTGGCTGGCGGCCGCACCATGTGCAGTAACTATAGGTCTGCCTTGACGACCAACGTGCAAGGTAAAATAGCCTTTGTACCACAAGAGGCCCCCATATCTTGCGCCACTTAATACTCATTGCCTCTTTTACCCTGAAAGATAGCGGCAGTTTATACGTTTTTGGCTTGCAATCTCTGCACACCAAACCCATTTCATCCATGCCGGTGTCTGGATGATTTTCGCGCCAATATGTATTCGTACTGCCGCATTTTTCGCACTTATTTAATTCCATAGTTCTTTCTCCCTGTCTTTGCGGCGCCAAAGCCTGCTCTTCTGGTCGTTACGGAAAATTAATCCCATCGATCAATTTTGTATTCCATGCCATCCACGCGAACGCGGGCGCCGACTGCACACAGCCCGCAAGCCGATGCCTGTTCTTTTCCAGAAAGCGTTTTGCTCTGCGAAAATGCTTCAATAGTGGCACGGATACCGCGGAACTCTGACTTCATAATCTCAGGAAACAGGCCCAAGGATTTATTGGCAGAATCAACCGCCCCTTCGATGATGAACATGGCATCGACGCCGTGATTCGAGAAGTCGCCGCCGAACCATTTACCGGGGTGCAGGCACACGGCAGAAATTTTGGCCCACTCGCCGCCGGAAAGGCCCCACTGTCTGGCGCTCGACCCGTTATGATACCGATACCAAGAGACAGGGTTTCTCCGGTCTTCCTGGTCCCATTGGATGATCGGCGGCGCGTCCATGTTATCGGTAGATACCAACGCGATGAAATCACCGTGTTGTGGAACGTGGACTTCAACCTTCTGGGTGGCTACCGTCTTCCAAACGATATTCGAGTGAAAGCGCTTCGGTGCGTTTTCGCGGGCGACATGCAGATCCTTGAGCCATTGAGCGTGACCCATGACCTTCTCGCTGCGATACAGCGTGTCTGCCTTGAGAAGCCTCAACGCCTGATCGATAACGGCCGGTGGGAACTCGACAAGCGCCCTGATCACGTTCTTGTAGTCTTCCAGCTTTTCGGCCATGGCCTGCGAAGCGGTTTTGGTAAGCGCCTTGTGTCGTATGGACGGCACGGCATAAAAGTGTTTCCAGATCCCGGTCACAGGCTGGCCCAGCACCTTTTCAGATGTCAGGAAAACTCCGGTTATTTTCGCTTTCGATACGATCTCTTCCATGGCTTTGATGGCATCGCGGTAGGCGTCTGGGGCGTCTTCCTGGTTCCATATGGCAGGCGTCGTTTTTCCGTCGTCACCGATGGTCACCAGCCCACCAAAGCGTTCAATGAAGTGTCGGCAGGCGTGGCAGTTGTGGTACTGGCGGTCGGCACCCCAAAAGGACTGAAGGTAGGCGTCGAACAGGTATTCGGCGTTGGTCGTGAACAGCGGGCCGGATGATACCGTCTTGAACCGTGTGCTGATCCGTTCCAAAAAAGCGTCATAGATCCTGTCTTCCTGATTTCCTATCGCTACACATTCGCTTTGCATAATCCCTCCAAATTAGTTAATTGACTTTCATTCCTTGTCGCCATAAAGTTGGTTGAAACGTAGCACCCTTTCTTCCTGAGTCAGCACGCTCAACCTCTTGATACTCATCCTGAACGCTTTCGACAGTCTGATCGTTGATACGGACCACGGGTTTTTAATGTCATCAACGCCTTGCAGGAACCTGTTTAATGTTGCTGGATCAAGACCATATTTCCGAGCTACCGATCTTTGACTTTGTGCCATTTTCTGATCACCCCCTTTTCAAACACTGTAATTTAGTGTTGATGATATGTCAACAACAAAATTGATGGAGTATCAATAAAAATGATGCCTGAAATAAATAGCCCGCACCGAAACGGGAAACGCAATTTTTTGACAGTGATCCGGTCGAACCTGGATCGCTACACGAAAACCGTCAAAGACGAGGAGGTGGCAGAATATATAGGTGTGCATCCGGCCGCGTTCAGCCGCATGCTCAAAAGTGACGCCTACGCAGTCCAGCCCCCTGGCAAGCCGGCCAAAACAGATAGAGGCGTAGGTGGTGCCGCCTGGACCGTAGACCGCTGGTTCAAAGCTCTGGAGTTTTTGGGGATCGATCCCCATTCGGCCATAGACTCGGTATTCGGCAAATCATCCAAAGTTATTGCATCGGAAGGAGGCGATGAAGCAACGGCTCAAATCGTGTCAATGCTACACAAACTTGGTCCCGACGATTCGGTATTGGCTCTGTTAAGGATGGTGCGAGAGATCAAGGAACAGCGTGGGGATATTGGTTTGGTTCTCGACGCGGTTCGTGCGATCCACAAAGCGGCGGTTCCCAAGCGGGTCAATAAAAAGACGACTTGCGAGGTATCGCAGTTGTTCGCGGGAAACGGGTAGCTGTCAAATCAATGCAATAAAAAAAACGGCCTAGGGAGAATGACCCCCGGGCCGTTTCTGTTTTGTCATTATCGACTACTCGGTCACTTTAACATAAGCCCCTGCTTAAACCCCCTGGCCGCCGCCTGTAGCATCGGGATATTGACCATCTCAACGGACTCGATCACCCCGGAGGCGTCCAGGCCGAACCCCATGATCCTCGCAAGCTCCACCAAACGGTTAGCTATTACAGGGTGCGTCATGGTTCGCAAGTACGACTCAGCCGCTTGTGCGCCGTCAAGGGTCACGGTTCCACTTTGGATGGCCTGATAGTAGGCCTCCATTTCATCGGTCCATTGTAGGCTGTCCTGGGCCTCATACCCGGCCATGAGCGCGGCCGATTCTATGGCGTAGGCTTGCACTTGGGGATCGGTCTTTCCGGTCGTGGCGCAGCCGTTGAGCATGGTGAACATGCCCCACATGGCAACGCCCCAAATGGCGATGGCGACCAGCATGGCCCGGCCGGAATTGCCGAGGATGGAGGGGGGCTCCTCTTTCGTCGGGAGTGGGGATTGCTTGAGGTACATCGCCCCCGATAAAATCGCCCCGACGCCGGCCATGGATGCCAGTTTGCCAAGGCCTTCTTGTAAGTTGAATGTTGCCGGCTCGATGATTGCCGCCGTGATCGAATTTGCCGCGCCGCCGATGATGGCGCTTAGAAGCCCTTTAAGCCAAGTGTTCATAAGACCCCCTTCAATAGATTCTGATTCGTTCCTGTGCGTAAATTCCAAGCCGGTTCAATTCACCCGGCACAACGCCCTTGCCATCGTTCATGCTGGCCGGGATTATACCGGCGTCAACTGCTGCCTGTTGGATCATTTCTGAGCAGTAAAGGAAAGACCCGTTGAGCGGCACCCTGGGACGGAACAGAAGACTGACCAGCGACAGGTAGTCGTATCGGACCTTCTTTTGGCCTTCGCCGCCCTCGAAGCGCAAGGCAGCTTTCGCCAGCTTTAAGCGGTCTGCCGGGTCCGACAGGCAACGCACGAGATAGACTTTGCCCTTGTACCCGTCCAGAACCGAAGAAAGAAACCTTGGCTCAACGCCGCCTTCAACCGCTTCGGAAATGCTGATGCGCGGTTCGGTGTCGCCGTCAAGAATGTATCGAAAGGCAAGCGACGAGTGGTTGACCGGCATACCTGTGCGCCACCGGATGGCATGAGCAACCGGGCTTGTTCCGGTCCATTCGATGGAATCTCCTGTCTGGATGTGATATCGAAGCAGTTGGTAACGCATGTATCCGGTTATTTTTTCATCGATATATGGGATCACTTAACCCCCGCCGCGTTCAGCGCCCGGCAGATCCACCCGAGCAAAAACTTCTTTTGGCTCGGCTTCGCCTGACAGATACGAACATACCTCTTGATCCGCTTGACGGCCATTGCCATTGCGAACGCATCGATTTTGAGCGTTTCCATCAAGAGTTCTTTGGCTGCACTGACGCCCATGTTGACCGCGATATCGAAAACGATCTCCGCGTGCCGCTGGTCGTTCATTCTGTCACAGCCGCACTTGTCCCAACAATCCCTTCTGTAAAGCGCCTTGGCGTCTTCCAGCGTGAGTTTGGAAATATCAAGGTCAGGGTACGCCCGCTGACTTATCCCGTAGCGTGTGCGTCCTCCACGGTCGTCAGGGTCGTTTGAGTCGCCGCCTTCAAAGGCAACAGTTAGAAGAAAGGCTTTTTCAAAGTCTGGCATTATGCCTCCTTGGGCTTGAGGTATTCGAGAACCTTTTGAAGTATACCCGGCACTTTCTTTTCGATCCCGCACAGCGCTGTGCAGACCGGGCAGGTGTCGGCCTTGAATTTCATTTTGCGACCGCAACATTTACAGGTTGGTTTTATCCACAGCATGGACGTACTCCCCGAGATCACTCAGTTCGGTTTCGGCCACGACCTTTGCGGCCGGCATAAGGCATCCCTCATTGCAATACCATGTACTGGCGATGGGGCAGGCGTTGCACTTGGCTTCGATGTCGGCCAGCACTTTGCGAAGCGTTTTGATGCGGCCCAGGTCCATGGTCAATCACCCTTCTCGATCAGCCTGTCAAGCTTCGCTTCGATCCTTTTTAGCCAATCCGTGAGCCCGTCGCTTTGCTTTTCGACGGCGCCCAATCTCACGGACGTAGAGCATGAGTTCTGCAGCCGCTGGCACTCGGCCACTTCCCTTTTCGGCGGGCTGGCCTCCAAGGCTGTCACGCGCCTCTCTATGGCATGATTCACCCATTTGGCGATACCAAAAAAGGCCAGCAGGAGGCCGAGCAGCTTGCCGAGTGCTTCCACGAGATCGGTCATTTTTGAGCCTTTCTTTTCTGGTTCATCGCTTTAGGTGCGTTCACGTTCATTCCCTACCCTACGGCAGCAACCCAGGCTTTGCGCCCATGCTGCGGGTGGTTGTGCCTGCGCCTGCACCGTACAGAAAAGCTCCGATTTCATACGTCGCAGAAGCCCAAGGAATACCCCTGGCATCTTTGGTGACGATTGCTGATACCGAACTTGATCCGTTGTCTATCGCTGGTGATCCGGCTTGAAGGGTAAAATCGTTTGATGCCGCATTTGTGAATGCCGGGTCTGTGGTCTGGTTGGACGTGGACCAGGCCGGAACCGTATCGGCATTTCCGTACCAGAGGTTATTACTGCCAGAGCAGGTGATATTGCTACCGCACCCGGTTATAGAAAACCACGAACCATTATTTACTACGATATTATTGCTAAGGTATAGAGCGGTTGGCAGAGTATCGGACCCGCGAACCAGCATCGCGTATCCGCCGTCCATGTCATAAATGGTGTTATTATATAGATAGAAATTGCCACCATCCCCACCGCGAAGGGCGCCAGGGTCGCCTATGGCTATTGGCGTGCTTGCTGAATCAGATACGACGTTATTGTAGAAGTACTCGTTTGTTACGAATCCATAATCAGGCGTGTCATCTCCAGTACCCAGAACGCACGCACTCATTGATGTGTGGTGGAACCAGTTGTCGTGGATGAATAGATTGTCAACGGAATCTCCGGACTGATGCCCGTAAATATAAAACGCATGGCCTTTTGGAATGTAGCTTACCTCGTTCCAACCAATATACATGTGGTCATGCCCGGTTCCGGTTGGGTAAGAGCCGGAAACCGAAAACCCATAACCATCCTGCACCGGAGTTGTATCCCCTCTATTATCAACTCCAGGATCGTGAATGTAACATCCGAGTAGGTAAATATAGGTTTGGGTTTTACCGGAGATAAATGTTATTACAGTCTTACCCTCATCCCCAGGCGTGCCGCCGTGAGTAGTCGCATCAAGGCCGATAAAGCGGCAATGGCTCGATTGTTGTGCATAGTATGCTTTTGTAAAATTGATCGCGTTGGAGTGCCCGTTGACAGTCAAGTTTGAGAATGTCCAATAATGGACATGGTTTGTTGCCTCTGTTGACCCGTTAGTTCCTATTGCTGATAAGTCATCGACAGACGATGTTCCAAGCTGAACTGCTGCGGCAGGGTAGGCTTTAAAGGTAATCGACAGACCTTCTGTGCCGTCTGCATGGTTTGTATTGTAGAAATCCAGCACGTATTTTCCGGCGTATCCACCTGGATCAGGGGTATCCCACACTCCCGCGCCAAGGTAGGCGACATCACCCGCAACAAGAATATCCCTCAGTTCAGCAACGCTGGCCTTCGGGCCGGAGGTGCCTGATTGAAAAGTCGCATAAAGCCCGGAATATGTATCGCTGGCACTCGTTTTTGAAATGAAATATATCTTGTTGGAGCCTATCGCTCGGCAGTGAAACGGGATAGATAAGCTTGTGCCTTCTGATGTCGTGACGGTGATGGTTGAGTTTGAATATGATCCTGTTACGCCCATTGAAGAGTTGAGAAAAAAAGTCACGCGCTGAAGCTGGTCAATGCCGTTAAAAGTCGGCGTGATTGGGTCGGTGGTCGCGCCCCACTCGGCATAGTCTCCAGCAGCCGTGATATCAACCGAAGTTGCGGCGGTAGCGTTGGCAACTGTGACGTATGATGTCCCACGGCTTGAGCCAAAATTGATGCCGTAGATGGTCACGGCAGCGCCCTTAGTTGCACTACCCTCCCACCCCGTAACTGGGCCATCGGTCATGTCGGAGAAAAACACGACCGGAGCGGTAGCGTTTGCAACTCCCGAGAATAGCAATAAGATTAAGGCTATTCTTGCGATCATTGCGGGTTGTCTCCTATCTGAACGTCATCGCCGCGTAGCTTGTCAAAGATTCCTGAAATCCCTGTGGTTGAAAGCAAAGACACAAGCGCAACGCGAGATATTGTAGCCTCATTTGAGCCAGATGAGGATATCGCATAGTTGTCACCGCTGGTCGGTCTTACTCCATCGGTTGAGAAACCAACCTCTATTACACCATCAACAGCACTCGCGGCGCTCTCAGCTTTATGATGCACCCAAACTTTATAGGTCGTGCCTGTTGACATCGCTCCGACTGTTCGTGCAGTGCCTGATCCTTGAGTTATGTATAGTGTTCCGTCTGAACCAATTTGTACGTTTGATACAGCCACCGTTCCATTATACAGCGAAAAAAATGTTCTATCCCCACCGGCCAGAGCTACCGGGCGATAGAGGAAATAAACCCATATCTCACCTATCGCTGTGATCGCTGTATAAACGCGTGAGCTTGTAACTGTTCCATCGAGAAAAAAACTCTGCGCCCCTTCGAGGATGGTCGTGGTGTAGTCATAATCCGGTGTGCCGGTGACAGTTACCCAAGTTAGGTCGGTGCCGGTAGGGTCAAACGACTCTTCAAAAAGATAGGTGGGGGCTGGAGCAGCGCTCGGCACCGACCCCGCCATCTGCCCCGCCCCCATCCAGGCGTAGGACGCGGACCCGGCGAGGAGCAGAATCAAGGCTATGGGGAGAAAGTATTTTCTCATAGATCACCTTTAGTTTGTGTCTGTCCAAGTCCCGGTTCGGCTCGTCATACGAAGGTTTGTTGCGTCCTGAGCGATGAAGCATATTTGCGCCCCGGCAGTAGAATCGGACGTAACCGAATCACCCGCCGATAAAGTCGCTCCGTTTAGCCAAATTACATCAGCGTCATCAGGGTTGATAACTACCGCTGCCGCCGTGGTAGAGTGAACACAGAACGAATCCCCAGCAGTAATGGCAGCAAGGTTGATCGTTCCCGCTCCGGTCGCCCAATGAATGTAGCCTTTTTGCATCGCTGAGGTTAACGTTTGGCCGTCTGCGTCGGTAGTCGAAGCGACTAAGCCTCCAATGGTTCCCGAAACAACCAGGTCGGTATTGATCCGAACCGCTGTCGCAGCTTCAATGTCAACATAGCCGTCGTTCAGCGAAGCAATGTATTCGGTGGAGTCCCTAAGCTGAAGCTGCATGGCACCATTTAGCAGAATGCCCGTATCAGGTACGTGAGTCAGTGTTACGTCTTGATCGGCACCGAAGTTGATTACGCTCGCGTCAGCCAAGAACAGGTCCGACCATTCAAGTGTAGCAGAGCCAAGAGCCGCGCCGTCAGCGGCATCAGGATTAAGGTTGGTGCCTCCGGTGAGGCCCATAACACGCCCTACTTTGGTGCCGTTCTCGTACATGTAGAGAAGCGTTTCAAACGAATAGAACCCGCTCTCGCCCGCTGTGAGCAATGGTTCGTTGCCGGTCGTGTTGTTCGGTAGGGTGGAATATCGTGCTCCGTCTACAGCGCTGGAAGCAAAGCTCGGTGCTGTGATCGTTCCGGTAGTCGTAAACGCGCCATCAGCCCCAATAGACCACTTCAGGTCTACACCGGCGTTATCATATCCCCTCAAGAAATACCCGTTGGCGTCCGCATCGTCGGTTAGTTTCAGGTCGATAAAGGAAACGTCAGCGGTAAGGTCGGCGGTTGTATTCGTAAAGGTCCATATTGAACCGGCAGTGTTCAGGGTGGAGGTCAGAGTGAGTTTGTAACCGGCTTGGGCTATTGTACCATCTGCAACCGGATCACCGATAGCATCCAGCGTAGCGGAGCCGGCGGTAGCGTTGAGCGTGATGTAATCCCCATTGTCGTCAATGGAGACATTTGTTCCAGCCCTGATTGCACCGACCCCGCCATCGTATAGATAATCGGCGGTTGCGGCAGCGTCCACCTTGACCGTGAAAGCATCGCTGCCGGCTGTTGCACTCAAGGTGCTGGACGCCTGGTCAAAGGAAAGGCCGGTGCCAATCGTGAAAGGCTTGTAGGTATTTGTAGTATTGTCGAAACCGAAAAGCACGTGGGCCGCGGGATCAGCGGGCAGCAAGAGCAAGTCGCCAGGATCAACGCCTTGGTAACTCCAAGTTCCTGTCCCGGTGGTGCCAACTGTAAAAAGCCCACCGTTTTCGGTCGGGTAGCCGGTCTGCCAGCGGATGCCCCAATTTTGTGTAAAATCAGACGAGAAAAGGTCAAAGCGATAGACGTTCGCCGCTACATTGGTATACCACCGCGCCGTGCCGAGTGTCGTTCCGGCGACGCCAAGGACGAGGCCCACTGCGCCGGTCAGCGTCAGATCAGCAATGGACAAGCTGGAGTCTGCGATAGAGCCGTCTCCATCAGGATCGATGGTCGCCATGAGGTAGTCGATCAGGGCATTCTGGGAAACTCCGTGAGCCACGTCTCCGTCCATGTTTGCAGCAGTCACAGCCTCGTCTACGACTTCAGCAGCAGCACCGGAAAACTGAGTGGCAAGGATTGTGGGGCTCCACACGCGAGACTTTGTTTCGGTGCCTGCGGTAAGCTCTGCTGCTGTACCTGGAGGGGGAACGGGAGCTGCGGGAGGCCCCTTGATGTTGCTAAGACCAACGCATCCACAAAAGAGAAAGGCGACCAGAATAACGGTCAGCGAAAATCCACTTCCGACAAAGCCGAAGCGTCCCAATCTGTCAATGTTCCGTAGTTCCATATTTTTATTCCTTCTTCGCAAACTCCGACGTTAACGGCGTGCTCTGGCAGTATCCCGAACCCGAAGGCTATAGCCGGGTAACCTTGCTGGCCTTTGTGTTTGAGCATCCACTCTCTTAGGATTTCGGCCCAGATGATGGTCGCCAAAGTATCGCAATCGCCCATATCTTCGGCGTAATCGTCCGGTGAAAGACCTTCGGAAGCGAGCTTCCCCATGGCGCAAGTAACAATCGTGTCCATCTCAGATACGGTGAAAATGGCGTACTGCTCATCGAAGAGTCTGATGCCGCGACCAAAAAGACCACCGGCACGAGAGGCGCGGATGATCTTTTTCAGTTCATCGGAGGTTACGGTTTTCAAATCTCTTCCCACATATATAAAACGATATGGATTTCCGTAGCGTTCCCGGCGTTAGAAATAACCGGCTCAAGTATCATGTGGTTAAGAAGCCCGAAGCCGGTTGATAGCGCCTTGTTTCCGCCGTTGGTTGATTCGGAAAGATTCGCACCGTCACCGCTGAGAATGTCGGCCCATTCTATGGTAGTTCCATCAGGCTTGCGGTATTTGGCTTTTAACACCAAATCCCAAGCTGCGGTCACTCCCGCGCCTGGAACAAAAGCGAAGGCGTAAAGCTCGCCGCCCTGAACCTCAAACGGGATGCCGCTCATGTCTCCGCTGGCGTCAACCGTGCATTTGCAGACCACCGACCGTTTGCGCCCGAAGTATTCTTGATTGATTGTCATCGATCCTGGCATGTTCGTTCCTTTCAGAAAAAGAAAGGCCGTACTCGGTTTTACCGGGTACGGCCCCTGTTGGTGGTCCTGCTGTTATGTTGGAATTACTTTACTTTTATTTACCTAAAATATCAAGTGTTAATTTGGATGCTTTCCCCGGCGTCAACCTGGGAGGGGGCAAGTTGCGCCGGGGAAAGCTGCCTTACCTGCGGGGAGGCGCAGGCTTGACAATTGAATACTTTTTGAATTATTGTTTGCGATGGAACCTACCCTTTTAATAGGCGTATTGTTGGCATACGCGGTATATTCGTATTTTGGGATATTGGGCGTTGCTATCGTTTCGCTTGCTTGCTGCATAATCTTGGCCGTTTCTAAAAAGCTATTCCCCTGAGTTCTCTGCCGCAACCGTCCCGACTACCGCCGCCGCCCTTGAAACGCCTGTTTTGGCCTGCTTGTACGCATCAAGGCTTATAATTTTGTCCTTAAGCTGTGCGCTTAGTTTGGCGGGCTGGATCTTTCCGTTTGCCGCCCTTATCAGAAAGTCAGCATATTCAGGATCGAACATGGCCCGCGTTACGAGTTTATCGATTTCCTTTGTGCTGTGCTTATTGAGAACCGTTGCGAGCCCTTTAACGACTGATGCCGTGCGTGACATATGGGTTAGGGTAGAAAGCCGCCCAAGGACGTTCTCTGCCGTGTCCGAGCCACCGCCTATGGCGCTCCGTGTGTTCCTCGTTGAAATCTCATAGGCCCGTTGCATGGTTTTTAGGGCGTTGAGCTTTTCCGGTGTGCTCTTATACAAAACATCCATTGCCGGTTCATACTTTTTCATGATCCTTGAGAAAGCCGCGTTGGATACCGTGGGATTGTTGGCAATATCCTTGGCTGTCGTTTCTACCATTCGCATGATATGATCGGCAAAGGCGTTCTGAAGTCCTGCGGTAGCCGCTTTGTCGCCCTTAACCATATTCAAAAGGTCCATAGCCGCCTTGGTCGTGTTGTTGCCTTTAATGGCGTTGGCTATGGCCTTTTCTGTATCGGAATTAAGGATTCTGGAGGCCGCCGACTTTTCAAATTCTGCCGCTGCTTTGGCTGCACCGTCCGCTATGTTTTGCGCTCCTTCAACGTCGCTGAAATCAAGGCCGTATTTTTCAAGTGATTGCTTGTTTCTGTTGAGCCACGAGGTCAATTTTGAAGTGACTATATCGCCGTTCTGGTTTGTCGCGGATTTCAGTAGGTCGTAGGCGTAATGGCCTTTCATGATCCCGCTGGCTTTTTCTTGACCTACGGCCCTGATTAGATCCTCTGCGCCTGAGACTGTGGTAAATAGGCTTGGGATGTCTTCGGTTCTGGTAGCCGCGCCGGTCGCCTCTTTGCCTTTGGTGAGAGCTTTTCTAACCGCGCCCTTGTCAAACTTTCCGAAGTATTCAGAAGAGGCGAAGTCGTTAAAAGCTTTCATGGAGCTGGCAACGTCCTTACCGGGTTCAACGGCGTTTAGGATTTCCCTCAATTCCAAAATTCTCTTGTCGGTTTCGCCAGCGGCACCCAGGCCGGTATTTTTCATGAGCGGGTCTTTGCCAAAAATCCTTTTGTAGTCCCTGGACAACCGGGCCGCAAAACTAGTGTCGTCTTCTCCATATTGCCGCATCATGGTAAAGCCGTTTTTGTCCTTGATGGCCTTTACCATGCCTTCAATGTCGGGGGCTTGGCTGGCTTTTAGTTGCGCCGATCTTACGGTAGCTTTTTCGAGTTCATCGGCTAAAACGTCTGTGTTGACGGGTTTGCCTTTGTATTCTCCGATCTTGCCGCTTCTTGCCATATTTGATAATTCGGCAAGGTCTTTTTCGAGTGCGTCCCTTACTCCTGTCAGCGCTTCGCCAACTGATTTGTTTCCACCAGGTGCGAACGCCTTGGATATTTCATCGTTGAGCGTTCGCCGGATGCCCATGGCCGTGAAGGTGGTTTTGCCGCGGTCGTCAAGAATCCTTTCGATCTTGTTTTCGGTTTTGAATATTGCCGACACTTGGTCATCGGAAAGCTTCTTGTTGGCCCTGGCCTCGCTGATGGACTTGCGAACATTGCCGAAGGTCATGGGGTAATCAGGGATTGAGGATTCAAGTTCATTCAGAGTGGCCTGCACCGGCTTTTTTGCAGAGCGGATAGCGTCAACGGCTTCTTCTCCCACCGCTTGAGGTGGAGCCGGGCCCATGCTATTGACCATCGGCCTAACTGCGCCTCTTTTGGTTGAAGCTTCTCTGTCGATGGCCGTTTTTTTGCCGCCGAGCGAACTGATTAAATCGTCAATATTTCCCTGCCCACCAAAGTTCTTGTCGTAGTGCGCCCGTAAAGCTTCGTTGTTGGCTGCAATCTGTTCGGCGTTTTGGGTGGCCGCATCGGTTGCCCTGATTTGTGAGCGCTCAAGCTTAATCATGGCTGGGTCGCCGGTTCTTTGCCCAAGGGTGAATTTCAGGCCCTGGATTTCTTTTTCAATACGTGCGGCTTCTTCGGCGTTTCGAGCGTAGATAGTGCCTTCCGATGTATTGGCCCTGAGAATGTTACCAGCTTGCTTTTCAAACTCTTTTTTGGAGACAAGGCCGGATAGACCGCCAGTTGCCTTCTTGAAGATCGTCTTCCCGCCACGTAGTACAGGGACAAGGGCCGCGCCTATCGCTGCACCTCCAACCTCAAGGGCCGCGCCTGTGGCAAGATCCTTCCCGGCCTCAGTGAACGATTCGACCGGGCCAGAATATTTTTCTTTAACCCCTGCGTACATATCCAGGGTATCGGCAAGGCCCTTGCCAGAGGCATAGCCAACCGCTCCACCGGCTACGGAACCAACCGGGCCGCCTGGGGCCCCTGCAGCCGCTCCGAGCGCCGCGCCTGCACCTTCAAGTACCGGCCTGTAAAGCGGCGAAGTTGCCCGGAGTCCTTTTTTTGTGGCGTCTTCGAGCTGCGCTGTATCTTCAAGTCCTATTCCGG